ACCCCCCCCATACGTGTATTCAATTTTTCAATTTACCCCTCTTTTTTTTCGAGCGGGATGGGGTCTATAAACAGCGAGACCCCATACCAGCACCAGTTAAAATGGCGTGGAACATTATACTTTTTAACAAAACGTTCCACGTGGAACATATCAAAATTTGAATCACGTTCCACGATAACACACCCCCACCAAACAGGTATGTATGGAGAGGGGAGGGGGTATGTTTTATATATAGATGGCAGGGGGAGGGGTGTTAAACAGAACGGGGTGGAGAGGGATATAGTATATACAAGTACAGATGGGCGGGAGGGGGTATCAAAAATTACAATCATAATAGGTATAGAGCATTATACCCCCACCTCACCACTTCATTAATGCAATCCGAAACCTCCCCCACCCATGTATATTCATTTTCTTTTGTCGGGTGGGGGGTAAAAGTTTTTACCTTTTCGTTTGATGTTCCCCCACCCCTGTAAACTGATTCTACTATTATACTGGTGGGGGTGTGTTAAACTAATTTTAACAACGTTCCACGTGGAACATATCAAAATTTGAATCACGTTCCACGATAACTGAATTTCATACCTTATATATATGGTATAACAAAAAGTTATACTCCCCCTCCCCGAAAAAGAAATCCATACCTTATATATATAGGTATAATAGATTGGTGGGGGTGGGGGTTTATACCTTATATATATAGTATACACCATCCCCGTGCGGTTAATAACAAGATTATTGGGTGGGGAGTGGAGATAATACACCCACCCCCTCCCCGATCTACGTCTATACCCCAACCCCCGAAATATATTCGGTACTTCACCCCTCCCCCTTTCACTTCATCAGTCATTCTATAACTTTTAGTTATACTCTTTCCACTATATCTATGACTACTAGTTATAGTATGGTGGGTGTGAGGTGGTGCGCAACGCTATTGCGTGGTGAATTCGTTCATATATCGAGTATAACGATGTTGTTCTTCTTCACGTGTATTGTATTCCCCACCCTCTCGATCGTGTATCTATCGTCTTCTATTAACGTTCTATCTATATATAGTCACTCTCTTTCGTTCTGGGTGGGGTGATCTGTTCTTGTCATCTATATCACTCCCCTCCCACCCCCTTTTTACCTGTTTCTCCCTGTTTCCTGTATCGCACCCCCTTCCCTGTTCGATGCCTTTTTCGGGAATTTCTGTTAAATTCTTAACATGATGTTATATTCTAGTGTTAAAAGTTAAACTATAACTTATAGTTTTACCCCTGTTTTCGGGGTATGAATATATATTTTACAAACTTTAACATAGTTATATTCCATTGATTTATATATAGTTACACCACGTTATTTACTTTTGCTTACACTTTTATCGTTGAATGTATTGTATCGTGTTGAACTTTTGCGTACCTTTGTGTCAACAAGATGAGGGAAGGAGTTCTTATCACGGTTGAGGCATCAAGGTTCTAACAGGACAACACCTATCTAGGTGGTGAAACGGTGGACACGGTTAGAACCCAGGGTGAACAGGTTACCGGGTCGGTGGTATATATAGAGACTGAGACTACCCCCCTCCACCCGGATCAATAACGCTAGTATCCCGTTCCTCTTCATTTCTCTCTAGTTCTTTGTTTATTGAAGGTCGTTAAGCGTGAATCCATGATGATGAATCATTATATTGACCTGTATATATTTACTTGTTGGGTAGGATAACACACGGCCGGGTAGCCAAGCCCGGGGTAGACGGGTTGATTGATCAGTCATTGACTAACAACCACGTATCAAAACAATGTAAAGCGTTATACTATAACGTGTTACATATGGTAAATATAAATCAGCGGTTAGGGGGTGACGGTGACGGATGCTATAACGTTATAAATTGCGTCCCGTGGCGGGGATGATCCACCCCACCCCCGACCGCTAGAGATCAATTTACACTATCAACATTCGAGGGGCATGGATGCCTTGACGGGGTTCGATTCCCCCACCCTTGACCATTAACATTTAAACTTGAATACCATGATGAAATACTTGATCACTTCTTTAATACTTACCGCTATCTCGATTCTAGTTGTAGTGGTATCCCCCTCCCCCGTCCATGATTCAAGCGAGATCGTTGCCTCCATGCGTGACAACGTGTATGAATCAATAACATTAAAACTGGGGGACGGGTGTACCGTGGACGAGATAGCCAGCGAGTACAACGCTAACAGGTCATTCTATGACAACTTGAAAGATAACGAGATTCAAACACTATAACGTTAGATACCATGAAAACGAACGAGCAAATTTTTGAAGACATAAAGAAACAAGGTTGCATTACCGAACAACAAATTAGATTACTGAAAACTAGGGGAAACCAACAAAACAAAGACGTGTTTGATTACTCTTTACTTGACACCGAACAATTCGGATACGGTATACCCCTCACCCCCGACCAGAACGAGAAGGGGTTAGCCTTCCTTCGTGACAAGGCGTACACCCCGAAGGGGAACATTAGAAAGAATTGCCCGTTCGGGTATCGTGAGTTGAACATCATCGACACCGAAACCGAGTTCACTTTTCACGGGTTCTATGACGCCGGGAGAAGAGATCACGTGAACCTGTTGCCGTTGTACGGTATCGGGGGGATGGAATATTACTATGACGGTGAAATTCATGTAATCGGGTGATCATGGAAAAGACTAGAGTAGTGTTTAGAACCGGGAAAAAGCTAGGAATGACCATAGCTATATTCCCGGATACCATAGAAGGGGACGAGATACTGGCGTACGACAAGCACCATTACACGGCTAGCAAAAGTAGTATCATGAAACACACCCGCCCCACCACCGTGGACGAGTTCGAAGATTTATTTCATGAACTCAAACGATTTCACTATAAAAACAAAATCCTGGCGATAAGGAAAAAATGCGTTAAAATAGAAAGACATGGAAAATAAAGAATACACCACACGTAAAATTAAATCCGCTTTCAACAAGCTAGAGAAGGATGGAAAGAGGGTAACGGTTACCACTATCAGCAAGATACTAGGACACCCCCTCACCGATGACGAGAAACGTCTTGTCGAGATCGAGAGAGAGCAACGGAAATGGAAAGAACAAGCGAGGAAAGAGAGGGAAGAACTTGTTCCCGTTGAAATAAAGATAGAAATAAGGTGGGTAAGAAGTAAAACGTGGTGGAACAACCCTAACGGGGTGGCCACCGTGGTAGACGAGAACGGGAATATCAAATATTTCTCTTACAGGTGTAGCGGGTGCGGGTACGACAAGCGAACGGAATGCGTGGCCGGCCTGCTGGATCAATGCACGAGGGGGTTAATGTGGAGAAGTAAATCAACGATAGGATTCCGGAGACAAAAGGACGTGTTTGTATCGTGGGAAAGAGGGGGACTTGAAAGGATATTCGAGCAGTTCAAGAAGTGGGGATACAAGGTTGAACACACCGATCTCGAAAGGTACGATCTAATTTACATTTACAAGAACAGGAAAAATAGATGAAACGAAGGTATTACATAACCCCCTCCCGCCTCGATAACATAACCGTGAGAAAGAACGGGAAGGTAACAAGAACGTTGAAGGGAGGGGAGCTGTACACCGGGATAGAGGCTATAAAATACAACATCCTTCACCTCCTATCACCCGTTGACATGGAGACCGAGGACACTTTTACAATGAATGGAAGAAGATACAAGAAACTAGTTTAAAAATATAACATCATGAGACACAAGAGATTATCACAAAAAGAGATAGATTTTATTTGCAAGGAACTATTAGAACCATTGAGAAATAGGGTCGAGGAAGTGAAAAAAAAGATAGCCGCTAAAGCGATCGAGTTCATTGACAGCAACACCCCACCCGAGTTACTCCCGTTCATTAAATCGAATAGTCCATTCTTGAAGGCGATGAACGTTATGTTCTTCGGAAGTCTAAGATTCGAGGATAGATATATTCATCTTGGCGAGTACGTGGCGGATAACTGGTTACTAGAGAGCAAGGCTAGAACAGACTGCGAGGGATTAATAAACGATATTGAATCCGTGTACGATGAATTAAATAGAACTAGGAACAGGATCAATTGCGCCTTGAACACGATAGGAACGACAAAAAAATTGGAGCAAGAATGGCCGGAAGCTTATCAAATTTACATCAACCACTTGAAAGAAGAGGAATCTAGCGAATCGACCCCGACCCCCGGGTGTGATCAAGTGGAAAGTCTTAGAGCCGAGTTATCATCACTTAAACAGCCGGGAAATGATTGATTACGTCATGTTTGTATCGAGGTTCATATCGTGGGGAGGGCTACTTTTCTCCGCCGGGTTCTGGATCGCAAGCGAGAACGAGGGGGAGATGATACTTGGATTCATGGGAACCGTGGCATTTCTTACCCTCACGATTAGATTACACCCCCAACCCTTTTATCGTTTTCTAAGATGGATAGGATTAAGAGACGACAAGTTCGACAAGTGACCCCCGTCATGGAGGCTGACATCATGGCGTTGTTATCCGTTGGCATGGACAAGAAGATCGTGGCCAGCGTGTTCAACGTGTCACTTAGAACGGTTTATAACATACAACAAAAAGATGATGGAAATTAACGTTGACAACCTCATGAAGGAACTCCGGCTGGTCGAGGGGAGCCAGAAGATGATAGCCGTGGCCTTGAAAATGGAAGAGGTCCCCCTCCCCGTGATCGAGAAGGTAACAGGATTCGACAAGAAGGCCGTTTACAGGCTCTACAATCAACTATCTTCCCGCTTGACGAGTAAACTATTGATCGAGGTGAAAAGAGCTGTCCTATACGCCTCTATCAAGTTCAAGGTTTACAAGTGTCTCGGGGTGGTGGTTGTCACGATTGAGGATGACATCCCCCCCTCCAAGTTCCGTATGTTCCCTCCCACCCGTAAACCGGAAGACATACGTTCCTTCATGGACAAGGGTATGTACGAGAGGGTGAGGCTAGAGGACACGGTGTACGGGAACAAGACTTTCAGTCAACTATTAAGCGAGTAAATTAAACACTATGGTATACACTGTAAGAGGTAACATAACGCAACTCATGGAGCTGCAATCATTGCTGGACGCTCACGGGTACAAGAACACTTCAACCATTAAGAAAAAGTTAACGGTTGGTTGCAAGGCTAGATGTATTCACGTGAGCATGGACTTGAAAAAATACAAGACGACAACTGAACTAGTGCAACCTAGTCTCACTTTCGGGGTGTTCATGGAAACGCACGGGAGGAAGTTAAGGAATGACGAGGCCCTCTGTAACGAGATCATGAAAGAGGTTTTCGATTTCGGATGCCTCATGAAGGGTGACAAGGAGAGGGTGGCGAGGTGCATGATAGAATTTCACAAACGTAAACTGCAAACTTATGGAGACACAGAAGTTCATGGTAACGAGTAAAAGGAACGATTACCTGCACGCATACTATACCGAGTACGAGGTGGGGGATGATAACGACCGAGAAATAGCGATGAAGGCTATCGAGAGATGCAAACCACCTCTCCTTGACCTGAAAATAGAGGAGGTCCCGAACCGTCCTAGACGATCCATGTTCGTGTACACGATAGAGTTGAAGTACACCGAACTCGTGGACTTGTGTTACACGTCTCGAATAGAGATGTACTTTGATGTTGATTTTGAATACCCTATAATTGAAATATTATGAAAACAGTTACAATTCCATTCGATTTAGAAATGGCGAAAAAGATTCAGAGCGGTGAAGGGGAGGGGAAAATAGTAGATAAAACAGGAACAGAGTACGAGATAGTCAAGTGGAACGCTAGGGGTGATTACCAACTAATAGGCGTTTTCTTTGACAAACAAATTAATGCTTCGAACGCTCGTTCATTTACCACGCAGGGCATATATGACCTGACAGAGGAGGGTGGTTTGGATTTACAACTGGAATTACCATGGTACTTGACATACGAGGAAGGGCAATACTTGACTATGGAATCAAGAGATATGAATTACGTGCTTATTTATAATTCATACTTGAAAGGAGAAAAGAATCCAGTCAGCTATCACGTGTTTTTTAACACTATTAACAAGGAGTTATATCTCAATTCATATTGTGATGATGAAATGGGAGTAGAAACAATTAGACCCTCCACCCTCTCCGAGATAGAGTTGATGCACGAGTTGTTGAGAGAAAACGGGTATACATGGAACCCGGAGACGAAACGAGTTGAAGACGTGAAGAAAGAGCCGGAACACGAATTTAAACCGTTTGACCATGTATTGGTGAGAGATGATGACGAGCAGCATTGGATATGTGATTTTTTCTCTAATGTAGAAGAGGATAGAACTTTCTGTTGCGTTGGAGGTACGTGGCATCAATGTATACCGTACGAGGGGAACGAGCATCTAGTAGGTAAACAGGCAACCCCGGAAGAACATGAGGACTAGGATCAAGAATAAACGAATGAAAAGGCAGTTGTACGAGTGGCACGTTGCCATGCTACTACTTTACGGGGAGGGGGACAAGATCAAGTCATACCGGAAGTGGCTGAGGGAAGTGAACAACACTAAAATACCCGGGAGATGAGAGATTTTTTCGAGTTAATTAACGAGTACCCGATCACCTCCTTGCTAGTAGCGTGGTTCATCATAAAACTGGTTAGGGTGGTGATGGGAGATTGGAAAAATGAAGATTAAATTTATCACTATCTGCAATGGAAGAAAACTATTTAACACTGGATGTCAACGAGCTTATTAACGATAACATCAAGACGCTCGTTAGCGAGAAAGACAAGCGAATCGCTAACCTTGAATCAAGGCTAGAGAACGCCAACTCTAAAATTAAGGAATTACGAGGTAAACTAGATCACGATGATAACGCTAATTTCATCTTGGAATTAATAAAAAAGAGGTGGGAGAGAGACAAGGATGTTAACGACGCGGAACACTGTTACAACCTGATTAGTAACATCATGCACACGCTAGGATACTCCCCCACCCGATCGGTGTGTATCACTCCATACGGTAGTTTCGTTAAATCGTTAATTATAAACTATTACGATGACAGGGAGATTCTTAGAAGAGTGTTCAAGGAACTTGGATTGAATCAAGCTATCGAGTCATTGAATGACTACACTTTGCCCGTACACCTGAGCAAGAGCGATTTAATGGATTTCGTTCACAAGCCAAAGTATCTTGTTAACGGCGAGAATTACGAGTGGGGGGCGTGTAACTATACACGCCTTGACGGGTATCCACTTCAAGAGTGGTGCAAGAGTCCTTACATTAACGAACCGGACGTTGGAGAAGAGATACTTGAAACGATAAGAAAGAAGAGGGGGGAGTGGGTAATACTTACCAGAATTGACAAGTACATGAAGATAGACGATAACCTGTTGAATAACATCGCTAAAATACTTGTTAACAGGTTGGATGAAAGTAATAGTAACATTAAAGATTTCTTTGATAGAAATTTTGTGAAATTATCCGATGAAACTCAAAAATTGTTGTTCCATCTTGTCACCACTGATGACAATCATTACAAGACATTTAATTTCAATAAACTCTCCCCCACCTCGAAGGTTAAATACCTTGACACTCTACCTGTACACGAGGCTTTCGACGTGACTAGAAGGCACATGAACCCGGAAGAGGCGGTAGAATACATAATCAAGAGACACGAGAATGAAACTAGATGAATTTTTAGATAAATACTTGCCAAATAACAAAGAATTATGGCTAGAAGTAAAGGATAATAATCCAGATTTTAGAGGGATAACTACAATGTTAATTCTTAGGAATTCATTCAATAATGAAGTATTCAGTCTTGCCATCAAGGAGTTCTTTCAAAAGGTGTGCGAGGAACAGAAAGCTGAATGTATGAGACAAATCTCGTGTAAATATATGAATTCCGTGAACGTGTACAAGGAACCCCCCTCCCTTGATATGCTGGAACAGGCTATTAATGAAGCACCCCTCCCCACCCGCTTGCTGGCGACATGATTGTCGGGAGCAAAATGTAATAATCTGGTCGCCTTACAAATAAGGTGACCAAAATTTAAACAAATGATTATGACACAAGAAGAGTTTGTTAAAAAGTTCTGCCCGAATACGATAAAAAACTAAAAGAAGAGATTCCTGATTTTGATTCCCGAAGAGGAAACGAGGCATTTTGGTTATTTATGGACTTTTGTAATAAATATTTTGGAGAGGCCCTGGAAAACTTCGCTAAAAGAATTTGTAATAAGCAAAGAAAGGTATGCGCCAATGATGCTAAATGTAAATTTAATAATGACGTGTTTAGTAGCAGGTCAACATCTATCTATAGTATAATGGATGCAATATTAAATGCGGAACAACCTAAAATAGAAGACCTATGAAAATAGCAGGATGCATCATACAGAACCGTAATATTATAGAGAGCAATCAACATACCTTTCACGCCATTTACAAGGGGAAGAATATCTATGTGTCCTCGATTCACAATCTTGGAAAACCAAAATACGATCATCTTACCCGGTTTAACATTTACGTGATAGATAACAAGACCGAATTACTTGATGTTGATTCCTATGAAGATTTTCATAACATCAGAGATGCAATAATATTCGCTCTTAAAGGAGCTTGTTTGATTAAATGAAAGACATATGACAAAACAAGAAGTTATTCAAGCCTTGATGAATGGTGTGAAAATAGTTTTTATTTAGAAAAGGAGGATTAAATATAAAAGTTAAAGATTTAAGCATATCAACGAAAATTTATAGTGTTAACGCCGATGAGATAATATCAGTAAGTATTGATGCAATCATTAAAATAAATAATAAAATTAAAATAACAATTGACGATTATTGTTATGATACAAATGAAGATGCGGATGTAATTAAAACAATGAATGATAATTTATTCCTTAATTTTAATCAGGCACAAGAAGAACAATCAAGGTTACGGGAGGAGGTTATCAGATCTAGGTTCGAGGATATGTCCAGGGCTATCACTGATTACAACGCCGTTATATTGAAGTATTTTAACAAACCGTTATCAACATTAGAAGAATTATGAAACAATTTGATTTAGAAAAAGCAAAACTTGGATACCCGGTTTGCAATGGATATGGCTGTCCCGCAAAAATAATATCTTTTGATAGCAACCTATTCCCAGGTTATCCAATCGTGGCAATAATGTCGTCCGGATCAGGGGTTGAAACACAGGGTTATTTTACCTTAAAAGGAGAATGCAGTCTTGATTTTCCTGATTCACATTTTAATCTCATGATGACTGGGAAAGAACCGGATCATATATCTAGCGATGTAGAATTAACAGAAGTTATGACAATATAGAAATTAAAACATTATGAAACCATTTGACATTGAACTAGCTAAAGCCGGGTATCCTGTATGCACGAGAGATGGAAGGCCCGTGAGAATATTGTGTTTTGATAGGAAGAGTGTGGATGGATATTCGATACTGGCATTGGTCGACGAGGGCAACTACGAAAGTTTTATAGTATACACCTCCCGTGGTAAATTTTCTAATCATGAAAAAGACGATGATCCGTATGACCTTTTCGTGGCTTCCGTGAAAAAAGAAGGATGGATTAATATTTACGATAATGGATCAACGAGTAAAGCTATATATCCATGCAAGAAGGACGCGTTAGATTGTCATGATCCGGTTGGATATATAACAACAATTAAAATAGAATGGAAGGAATGATATGACACCAGAACAATTTATCCAAGCTCGTTGCTGTGACGAGAACGGAAAGATTATTCGTGACACGATCACGATTGACGAGGCGCAAGCTATATTGAATCTTGCAAGGGAAGACGAGAAACGGATCGTGAAAGAAAAATGCGAGAAATTATTTCGTGGTTTCCTGCTTAAAGCCTTTCTCAAAAGTGCTTCAAACGAGCCGTTTGACCAAGAGGGGGAATTCAAGAAATTAATGGATAAAATATGAAATACTTGATATTACATGACGGGGAAGCATTTTACACTGATTGGTTCTCCGTGGAAAATAATTACATACCGGGCATGGTTGTATTTGACTTGGTCGCTGACGTGTTTACTGATGACGGTAATGTATGGCATAAAATAGGAATAGATTATTTATAATTTGAATCATGAACACGAAACTAACGATTGACGAGATAGAGCTTGATAGCACGGATAAAGCGATTGACTGGGAGCAACGCAGGTACGAGATAGCGAAAGATGCTCTAGCCGGAATCATATCAGAGGAAAGTATTCCCGGTACTGATCCATTTCATTATATTGACAAAGATGTAAGTCGAGCGATAGAATATGCTGACGAGTTAATTAAGCATCTTAAATCTAAATAATTATGCAAGAATACATTTGGGCGCAGGTAGTCAAAATGACTACAAACAAAATAGATGAAGGTCAGATTATTACAGTATCTGATTGGTGTTTACTTAATACAAAATAATCATGGAAGAATATAAAGTAGGCGAAACCTTCCAGTTCGGACTCAAGACGTTGGAGTGCGTGGAACAGGAGGGAAATTTTTGTGCTAATTGTTTCTTGCAACTATTTTCAGAAGATGGATGCTAGTTCCTTAATGATCACGTGGTTGGTTATTGCAGTAAATTCTTTAGGGAAGACAAGAAGAGCGTGATATTCATTGAAGTAGAAGAAACCGATAAACAGGAATAGCTATGGCAACAAGATTGAGACACAAGGAGACCGGGTTATATTGGACTAGAGCTAGAGGGTTATCCACATCCTACAAGGAGTTAGAACCTAGAGAACGATACATGAAAAGACACCTATCCAAAAGAGGGAAAATATACCATTCCATCACCGAGAAACAGAAGGAAGAATGGTTAGGAAAGTATGCAAATGAATTTGAAATTGAAACGATTTAGCAATGAAATTTGACGAGATATACAAGCCCCCCCCCTCCACGACAATTTCGGGGCATGGGTCAGTACTAAAGTAAAGAAACTTAAACAAGAGGTATAGTTATGGGAATGATAAATGAAGTTAAACAGGCATTTATTGATAATATCCAAGAACATCCATCAAAAGAAACTGTTGATATATCTCTAGGTATAATAATGGTAATCATGGAGCCAGAGGATATTTATGAAATGCTCATGGACATCTATATGCAAAACTATATAGAAGATGATGAACTGGACAAATACGTCAAAGAGGCAGCATTATTTTATCGTGAAGTATCTAAACCATTATAGTCATGGATCAAATAGTAACTTTAGAAACGGCAAAACTGGCGGAGGAGGTGGGGTATGATGGTAACTTCTTGTACCAGTATATGTATGGAGATGATACCCCCACCCCAAACATGATGTTTTGTGACGAGGCACCGATTGAGGTTGATGATTTAGATTTCGATGCAGCCTATCCAGGTTATGATATTGCCGCCCCTACCCAAACCGCTTTATCAAGGTGGTTAAGGGAGAAGCATGATATGTATGTATCAGTAGATATTGCGATATTTAAAAGAGGATGGAACGCGTGTATTATATCAATCCCAAAAGAGTTAGTTTGTACTAACGCTAGAGGGTTCGATACATACGAGGAAGCTATGGAAGAAGGTTTGAAACTAGCTTGTAAAATTGTTAAAGAAAGGAGGTCAGAATGATTTTGCCATTTGTATGGCTTATCGCAATTGGGATAGCTTGTTATATCGTATCATCATGCATTGATGGTATATTCTATAAATCAACGCTATCATTTTTGGGGGGAGCGTTAGTTGGTATAGCTGTAATTAAAATTATCGCAAGTTATGAACCGACAGTCATAGATTACATGAGGGGGAGGGTGGACGTGAACATACAGGAAACATACGTTGATTCCGTCCTCGTCAAGAGAGACACGATAATAACTTACAAGAAATAAATACCACTATCATGTCCGTGATCGAATTAAACAAGATGGCCGAGTACGCTTGGAGTAAAGACTACCTGTTACTCAAGAAATTACTTGATGAAGGTTGGACAGGTATCATCGCAAGAACATATTTCAGCGTTGATTTATCATACAAGTCCTTGTTACGTGGATGGTACGAGTACAGGGTGGGGGGAATGCCGATAACGGCGAGCAACCTCGAACTGGCAAACCCCTCCCTCTCGATAGAGGAAAACTTCGTCAAGATATGCGAGGAAAATAAAGTTGAATTTTTAATACCGGATAACTATATAAAAGACGAATCATGTTAGACATCAAAATTTTCAGGAACGTACCATCCGAACTGTACGTTGGTATATACGGCAACGGGATGGTAAGCATATACAAGGAGACGATGGATTACTTCTCCAAGTATGACGGTATCACCATAGGCATGGGGAATGACGAAAGGTTATATTTCAAGTTCACGAAAAACGATAACGAATCGTTCAAGATAAAACGGAGCAAGTCAGGATCGGCTTACGTGAATACTTCAAAGATGTTCACTATGAACGATATAGACAAGAAAGAGCGGGTGGGGAGATACCGGCTAGAACCCGTGAAAGGTATCGAGTACTACAAGGGATTCTACGCCCTTGAATGGGTATCCGATCCCACCCTCAAGAAGAAAGACACCAAGGAATTCGAGGAAGAAGTTGAAAAAGCGGTGGGGGAGTATGAAAAAGATTTGCAACGGAAGTTGGAATTTAAAGATTAAGTCGTATATTTGCATCGTTACTATGCAAGCCCACGAGAGAGTAACAATGGTATAAGAAACTTTTTCCTACTAACCATATAGTAGAAAACCCCGGTACTTGATCATGGGCTTGCTCAAGGCCGGGTTTTTTAATGCCCGGCAAGGAGGGAAGTAACGAGAGTTATTTTGGAACCACCTCTCCCCCGGGCAATCACTCTTGATCACTCAAGCCGGCCCAAAAGTTCCAACTGACGGTGATGATCCCGAGGAAATCCAAGCAATGCCGGACGACGACAACTTGGTCCTTTGCATGGTCGAAAGACTATTATACTAACTCCCCTTTCAAGGTAGGGTCAGGATCAAGCCACGATGGTCTCTAGTGATGAGTCTCATCATAACCATGCTGGTTCTCGTTCTTCCCTTCTTGCACCTCCTCCTATCATATATACAATTATGGTAGTAGTATACTAAACTATATATAGTACATCTAGTATATATGTAGTATATATAGTAGAGAAGATGTTAAGGCTTTAGGGTGGCAGTGGGTATCATGCAAGGTAAAGAATCGGTGTATTCTTTGATGTTGTAAATAAAAGTATTAAATTTGAGTGAAAGTAAACTCATATTGCATTTTTGTATTATAGTTTTTAAGTCGTTTCCGGCGTTGTCGTGAGACACCTGGAGGATGAGCCGAAGGCAAGGGATGTTATTCTGTAATCTGACATAATATTTATAGCTCTTAGTTCCATCCCTCCCCCGTTCGATCGGGGGTCATCCACGCTTTGTGTCAGAAGCATGGTATCAAATTTAGGTGTTGTGGGGAGGGGTGACATCCTCCCCACTTTTGGACGGGTGGCGGAATTGGTAGACGCTAGGTTTTAAAGAGGTTCACGATAAAGTGGGAGGTACGATTAACATTCCTCCCGGCCTTAACCTCAACTTGCGAAAGTCGGGAGATAAATAGAAATCAAGGTGAAAGTCCATTCTCCCATATCGGGCAAAATCGTGAGGGTTCGAATCCCTCCCCGTCCACGTTCATTCTTGCAAAATAAGTTGATTCCCCGCCCCTGTAACATATCTTTTTGAAGTTCATGTTGTAAGCAACAGGGGTGGGGATATTTTTACAGGTAAAATTTGATTATATGCTATTTGTTATTATATTTGTGTCGCTAACATATACATATAATTGAGAATAGGGTACTATTGCTCATGGAATGGGCTTTTTTTATGCCTTATATAAAGATATTCGGTTGTCTATACGTAGGTTTTACTATTCTCATAGTATGTATATCTGTTAGCAGCGTATATGACAACCGCTTTTTTTGTTGTCTTTAACTTTAAATGCTAACAGCATGGGAAATTTGACTGTTTTCAATTACAATGGAAATGAAATCGCTTTCAAGGAAGGCGATAATATGATGATCAATGCCACACAGATGGCAAAACCGTTTAATAAACGACCTAACGATTACCTTAGCTTATCATCTACTAATGAGTTAATTAACGCAATTACCAGAAAAAATGGTAATTGTGATAATCAAGTAGTTACGACTTTACCGGGTAGCCCGGAAAATGGAGGTGGAACATGGATGAACAGGATACTGGCTCTTGACTTCGCTCAATGGTTAAGTGTAGATTTGAAATTGTGGTGTACGGAAAGGATAGACGAGTTGATGAGATACGGGATGACTGCCACCCAACCCACCATAGACGCCATGATAGATAACCCGGACCTGTTGATAAAGCTGGCAACACAACTCAAGGAAGAGAGAGCCAATGCTGAAAGGTTGCGTGTTATAGCGGAACTGCAAGAGAAGGAGATAAAAGAGGCCGCCCCCAAGGTCGAGTATTTCGACAAGGCGATGTCATCGAAGAGTTCATACACCACCACCCAGATGGCGCAGGAGTTCGGTCTATCCGCCAAGACTTTAAACGCTAGACTGGCGAAGATGGGCGTTCAATACAGGCAGGGAGGGGCGTGGATACTGTACGCCAAGTACCAAGGCAACGGGTACACTCACACCGTGTCCGTACCGTACATGATGGCTAACGGGGAACAGGGGACGCAAATACAGACCCGGTGGACGGAGAAAGGTCGCAAGTTCCTCCATGACCTCATGGACGGGAAGTGAAAAATTCGTACATTTACACAAGTTTAAACTTCTAAAATAATGATCATGAGAAAATTAATGTTCCGGGTGTGGGACTTGTCAACGAGTACCCTCCTACCCACCTCCGACGGGATAATGTTCTGGAACGTCAGCAACAAGAAATTCGGGGTGACCAACTTCTTGATGGACCAGAGATACCTCGTTACCGTGCTGTGCCTTAGAAACGGTAACACGGACATCTACGGCCTCGACGTGGTTCTAGTATGGCCAAAGGATTACATCTCCCTGAAAGAAGCTAAAGAGAATAACGCCCCGATCAAGACCGTCCTGTGCGACCAGGATGGATTCGTGACCGTGGAGGGGGAGAAAATACACGTTACCGAGTTACACCATTATTACAACTTCTCCGGGGACGGTTTCGCCGCTAAAACAGACACGTACAAGGAGATGTTCTGGAATCAACTGTCAGAGTATGGCATTCATTAAGGTCCCGTTGATCGAGGAGAAGCTAGACATTAACGTGAGGGTTTACAATCTAACCCTCACTTCTTTTCTAGCCGAGATCATGGAAAACTACATCGTGGAACTGGAAGATCACGTCAAGAAAAGCGGCCTTCACGTGAAGAAAAACAAGTTCCACTGTAACGAGCTGAAAAGAAACATCAGGATGTGGATAAACCACAGGTACATGGAAGTGGGGAGGGAGTACCGGGACTTCCTGACCACCCAGCTAGACGACTTGTACGATGACATGAAACACGATTACACGGTGTTCTTCTATTCCGTGAAAAGATTCTTCGACAAGAGGATAGATGACTCGAACGAGACCACCACCCTCGCCCTCCTCGTGTTGATCATCAGCATGGCCTCCTACTTCCAGATCAAGGAAGAGGATTTCAGCAATTACGTCAGCGAGCAATTCCAATGCCACTACGTGATGAAAAGTAACTACATATCCAATATAGCCAGGCACGCCACCATGTTCCTGAACTCGTTCAAGCATGACGATATAGAACTGGTATTTGAAAACGAGCCTGATATTCAGTCGGCTTGGGATATTCTCGACTACAAGTTATCTCACGTTAAGATAAACCTTGTAGATGACATAAAGTAGTTCATAGTATTTATCTATATCATTTCACCTGTCAATTAAAGTACGTATATTTGCACTATAATTAAAATAAATGGAAAACATGATTACAATATTTATCACTCTAGCCGTTGCCCTGCTGGTGTTCCTGTTCCTCGTGTTAAGGAACGCTTACAGGAGTTCTCACGTCCCGGTGGGGGGCGTGATCAAGCGCAATGGAATACTCTTCAAGGTGAAGAGGTACAACAAGTCGGATCACATTGACAAGTGCTTGAGGTGTGACATGAGGTTCTTTCCCTCTATCTCCGGTTATAACGATCATTGTTGCGTGAAAGTACCGTTCTGTAACGCATCAGAAAGACGTGACAAGACGGACGTGTATTACGAGCTAGTGGGCAAGAACGGTGGTTTCTTTAGCAAGGAGGAAGAGTGACATGGAACATTTGATAATGACGCCTAGGCTCTTCAAGGAGTTCGGCATACACGTTTGCGATGACCAGATCATAAGCACGCATCGTGCCTGTCCCAAGAAGATAAGGGGATTGCTTGACAAGACCATAGTCCTGCACGATAACGGGGAGGTGATGGCCATGAAGGATTATTTCAAGTCCATCATAACCGGTGATGGTAGCCAGTGCAGGATGAAACGACTATCTAACGGGGACAAGTCAACGAACGAGCTACGAATACTAGAAAGAGGAAGGTTCTGGAAATCCGTGTTATTCAGGGGAGGGACGATCGTTAATGACGTGAACGCCAACATGCCATTAATATCCTACGTGAACGATTTCAACGGGATAAAGGTATGGTTCGAGGACACTTTTGACGTTTTCCCGTGCAACTACAAGGGGGTGCTGTCCTCCCTGATCCTGTACCTGACAAGTAACGTTGATAGCACGTACTTCTCCCCCTCCTTCCCGGACAAGTGTTCGGAATCTTGCTGGGGAGACCCTAGGTTCGTGAACAAGGTGAGGGGATTGATGCACCATCATATCATCCGCTCGTTCAAGTTAAACCACCAGACAAGGAAGTATAACGAGTGGAGACACCCGGAGTTGTTCTATAACGGTTGGAACGCCGCCATGAAGGACCCGCAAGTGTTCTACATCGTGGCCGATCTTAGACCTGACAAGGAAGGCATAGTTAACACTAGGGATTACAGGTTCGATTGCACGGCGGAGAGACTTGGATTGTGTCAAGACATGGCGAGAGAAGCGGCCATAGTTTACAACACGCTGGTCTTGCAGGGGTGGGATCAAATATCTCCCAACGAGACGTCTTGCGAGAACTGTCCTTTCAAGTGCAAGATAACCAATGAAACAAAAAGAATATAAGAGACCGGGGGTGAGGAAGCCCGAATCGCCACGATCGGTGTCAACTTACAGCAAGTATCATCACACGATAGACCGGGAGATAGATAACGACAACATCTGGTACATCGAGATTAACGGGAAGAAGGAACGAAGGATACCCGTCACCCTGTCGTCGTGGGAAGAGATGAAGTTCAAGGCGAAAGAAGACTTGCACGCCGAGGTTATATTGAAGTTTATCGGGAAATCTGGAAGACACGTTGAACGTTTTAAAGATTAAGCAAATGGGTAAAAGAGGTTTAAAATTAAGGGTAGACAAGAAAACACGCAACAAGAGGTACACGGCCATGTCGTACCTCAGGAGACACGGTTACGCCGCCAGGGGGAGGGACGTGTTACTGAAAGAAGGCTCCCCCACCCCCAAGGAACACGAGTACCTTGTATTCCTCATGGAACAAGGGTACTGCATATCTCACGGGGAGATAAGCTAATGGAAGAGTTCGTTAGCGTTGAAGACGTCAAGAGGGTGTTCAAGGCGTTTTGTAGCAAGGAAATAAGCGGGTGCGGTTCAGAAGAGCAAGAGTGCGAGGACTGCATCTTCTACAAGAAATACGTCGAACTTTTAAAAGAGAAGCCATGACGGAAGATTTATGGGAGTTAATTGATAAACTAACATTCGGGTATTAACATGGAACAGAAGAAATCAAAAGTGACCAGCGTCGTTCAAGGACAAGACTGGGTAGGGAAACAAGGTGTATTCCACACGTGGACCGTCCGTTTCGAGAACGGTGACGTGGGGGGTAACATGACGAAACAAGGGAACAACTGCGCTTTCAAGGTCGGGGAGACGGTTGACTACACGATAGAACCGGGAAACAGGCCGGACAGCTTCAAGGTTAAGATCGTCCCGGCGGCGCCTTCATCCTTCGGTGGAGGGGGAGGGGGCGGGAAAGGAAAGGTTAACGAGGCTGGTATCAACGCCAACGTTGCCTTGAACAACGCCACCCTGTTATTCTGCAAGCTGTGCGACACGCTGGGACAGGAATGGTTAAAAGCGGCGAAAGATCAACCGGAAAGGATCGTGATGATGTACGCTAGAGAGTTTTCAAACTTGTTGAACGAGTTAAGCGGGTTGAAATGATAAAGGAACTGGACGACAGGATAGAATTGCTGTACAAGGACGTGATGAAGCACCCGAAGGGGAACTTCAAGATACTGTTCGATGACTTCAAGCAAGATGTCGGGGACATCATGTACGGCGAGAACGAGAAACAACCATCCATGCACGACAAGATGATGGACTTGCTCAACGCTTGCTGTCGTGCTTTCGGCGCCACCACGATGGATGCTATGGCGGGTGGAAGGGCTGAACTCCCCACCCTCCGTGCTATAACTGCCTTCATCAAGCTATCGGGCGACACTTACGACAACCGTCATCTCGCCTGCAAGATACTGGGGAAGACGAGACAATACTACTACCACTCGGTGGCCAAGTTCGATTCCCTCATGTTATCCGACAAGACATTCCGTGAAACGTATAAACGATTGAGTCATGATTTCGGAAGAGACGAGGAAATTGATTGAGGAAAACGAGGAGCTGGTGGAGAAGAACCTCAGGCGGTGGATCACCGGGTGCAAGAAGAGAATGCCAGCGTTCACTATCCCGACTGACGAGGAGATAGTCCAGTACTTCAACGGGAGGGGGAAGGTATGCACTTCCCAAACCATCAAGAAGATACGAGGCACTTACGAGGGGAAGGTGGAGGGGAAGTGGATAGATTCCAACGGGAACGAGGTCAAGAACTGGAAGGGCAAGCTCGACAAGGTGTGGATACCTTACTACCCGTCGTTGAACAACACTTACGAGAGGTTTTGATCATGGACAGGGAATTAATCGCTAGAGGCTATTCTTACAACCGTGGAGCCATTTTCAAGAAGAGGATATACATTTCTATACCCGAGAGCGAGAAGTGGCTTAAAAACGCTTATTTTCACTTTATCGGGGATTCCTTCAAGTGGATACCCGAGTACGACGAGATAGCTAGCTGGTTATCCGATAACGAGGGGAGGGGGCTGTTCCTCTACGGGACTTACGGGAGGGGCAAGACGGTGTTCATCCGTGACATATTCCCCCTCCTCGCCGAGAGACACGGGAAGGTGGCATCCTACTACACGATGACCTCGATAGGTGATAACCTTGACGAGGTGTTGAAGAAGAAGATCGTCTGCCTCGATGACGTGGGGATGGAATCTAAAATCATGACCTACGGCAACGAGAGACACGCCTTCCCGGAGCTGATGGACAGGGCGGAACAGAACGGTAACCTCGTTCTCGTGTCCACCAACCTTAGCGCCAGGGGGATAGTTGACAGGTACGGCGAGAGGACGCTAGAGAGGATCAAGTCGTGCTGCAAGAGGGTAATGTTCACCGGGCAATCTTTCAGGCAATGAGGGAGGACGAGCTTATAGATAAAATCGACAGGTTACAAGAATCAATAGATTTGAACAATAACCTGATGATAGAGTTTAACAACAGGATTGCATCCATACAAGAATCCGTCTCCAACAAGAGGGGGAGGATGGACGCCAAGGAGATAATAAACAATATTATAGGGGACCTCATGGTTCTATTAATCACGAAACAAAAATAAAATGGAAAACGAAAAGAAAATAGCCAAGAAAATCAATGAGTTACAGGAATCAGTTCAAGAACTGAAAGAGATGGGGGTGGGGTATTTACTCGTGACGTCTTTCGAGAAGAGTGTTGATGACGAGGGATTCCAAGAATTAAGATCGTCCGTGTTCTCGGATTTCAAGCTGGGAGACATGGCCCCCGCCATAGCATCTTATTTCTCGGAGAATCCTAACATCCTCCCGGTTATCGTTCAAATACTGGCAAAAGGGTTTTCTCAAGAAACGATAGTTGAAAGGGCGAAAAAAGAGGGAGAGGAACTGGCAAGAAAAAAGAAGGAGTGGAATTAACCACTCCTCTTCTCGCTTAACTGACCCAGCTACAAACCATATCTCTAAGTCTCACCACAATCGCTTGACAGGTGTAAAAATTGCACTCGTCATCAAGCTGCTCGATTAAATACATGATCTCGTTCATGGGTCTTGTTTTTTAAATCATCTCTTCCCAGTCGATATACGTGCCTGTTCTTTTCAGGTCGGCAAGATACCGTGAGAAAGCTATTCCCTCGTAACCGTCCGGGTCGTCGATATACTTCTTCACGTACATCGCTATATCGAACTCGTTACGTAACGGCTCCGGGAAAAAGTCGGCGTAAGCCATGTTAGCAACGAAGCAACAATCGTACTCGCTCGCCTTCTTCACCGTAACCCCGTTCCTTTTCAGAAGTTCCTTGACTTCCTCTTTCGAGTACCTGTGTTTCGATCCATCGGCGTTCTCCATGTTACTGACAGCGTACTCGCACAGTTTCTTGGAGAAGTGAGGCCCATGCTCGTCAAGGTAACTCTCGAACGGTCTACTGCTGAAATAATAACGATCCCGTCCCATCACATTCTCCGTCTTCTCCTACCACGACGCATAACGGGTTCGTCATCATCATCGTAACGATCACGTCTCCGGTTCTCGGGGCGGGTAAAATCCATCTCTTCATCGTCATCATCTCTATGATGTCTACGAGGTCTATCCTCGTCGTCATAATCATCGTAGTCTTCTTCACGACGACGTCTGCGACGCTCGTACTCTTCATCATCGTCGTCATCGTAATCGTCGTAATCGTCACGGTCACGACGTCTGTGGCGTCTCTCACGTTCTTCTTCTTCCATCATCTGGCGTTTACGGTCCTCTCTCTGGCGTCTCCGGTACTCTTCTTCCTGGATGTCCTTGTTGTAACCGTCTCTATTGAAACCAATTATTCTTACCATGTCTATTCTTTTTTGTTCAATCCAAGTATAAGTTCCTTCAAGTCCTCTATACTCCCTTTTATCTTCCCCACCGTCGCCTCTAGGTTAGCGATCTTCTCGTCCCTGCTCTTGTCAACGGCGAGTACAGGGTTCAAATCCTTGACTATGTTCTCGCAATCTTCCAGTATGGACTTGTGTTTCTCCACGCTGTTAAGAATGTCGTTACTGTTCCTCATGATGGCGTTGATCTCGTTGAGGATCGGGTCCCTGTCACAGGATATGGTGATGTCATTCCTGACCTCCACCGTCATGTTCTCCCTCACCACGAACGTTGAACTAACTCCATCCACGGAAACTTCCAAGTCAACTATCTTGTCCTGCGGTTGCTGGTAAGATAATTGTCCCGGCTGTAACGGTTGGAACCTAGGGTTGGCGATACTCACCACCGTCCCCATCTTGTGTCTAATTTTCTCTCCCTTGTACAGGATGTAGACTTGATACGATTTCTGTAAATCCTTGAATTGCATTGTTTCTAAATTTAATGTTCAATTACTTTTGCATAATAAACAAAAGCACCTGACTATCAAGTAATCAGGTGCGACAAATTAACAACTTATAATATCTATCCCTATTTCTCGTTTATGAATTCTTCTATCTTGTTGAAGTATTGATCAATGTATTTCCTCTTGTCTAGGTTTCCCTCGAACAAATCTCTAGGAATGGAACCTTCAAGGAATGACAGGTATTCCATGCAGGTGTACATCACGTCAATCGTGGCGGTGGGGGAGATGTTGTAGAATCGTTTGAGTATTCTTTTCATCTTCCTGTCGTTCAACTTGTTCTTTTCCTTGATTCTTATGAACATGGAATTATACATGTTGTACGTCGTCTCTTCCTCCCCCTCCTTCTTCGGTTGTACCAGTGAACTATTGGCTCTCTTGTACATCATTAACCTCGTGAACAGGGTGGTGAAGTCGTACACCTTGATCACCCTGTTAAGAAACTGCGGGGTTCTCACCCGTTGTTTCATGTTCCTTACTATCTCATTTCTGGAATCCACCATAACTTACCACGTTTTCGTATTTAACTTCTTGTTTCTCTCTCCTGAACCACAGGCGTGGGGGATCGTCAGTCTTTGACGGTTCAACGGCTACCAGTTCCCACCCCTCTTCACCGTACTGGTTAAGCTCTTTTATACCGAGATCACGGTATTCTCTCTTGTATTCAAACTTTTTCACTTGTACCATTCCCCTCCACAGAATCTGCACTCGAAACGATCGGCGAGCCTGATAACTTGCTCTTCCTCGTCCCTTCTAACACTACAATTACAAGTCGGTCGTGTCTCCCCGTCTATCCTGTCGATCAAATCGTAATCCCATAGAGATAACTTGCCGGGGCAGGGGATGGGTTTAATAAACTGGACCGGGTTAGCCAGTACCCAGTTATACACGGTACGCTTCGAGTTAGGGAAGAAGTCTTTAAATAAATCTTCATCACGTTCCGCCCACACCGACTCGTGGTCTACCACGCAATCAACGAGATCGACCCTCCCGATAATAGCTCCCACGTGAGTCAATTGATCTCTCACCACTTCATCATACCCTTCTCCCACCGCATCCAACTGTTCTTTATTAAGAAACCCTTTCAGGTTGCCACCGTATATCGTCTTGGAGGCATGGATCAATAACGGGCCACGATAATCCGTTCTCCACGTCCGGTTCTCTATGTCTTTAATCCCGTGAACTATCAACGATGCCCACGGCTGTTTAATCGTCAACGCTTTCATTTTGATTGATTTTAAATTGATTCATGTATTCTTTAGCTTTAATAACTGCAAGCCTAATAGCTTGTGAATTGTTATGATGAAACATATCACAAAATATAGATACATACTCGTGTATCTTATCTCTAAGCATTAACTGGTGTTCATTTGCATTTTCCCAATTCTTAACTCCGCACTCTGTTTTTATGTATTCTGCGGCTTTAGCCATGTCTTTCGCAAATGACGTTTTACATGTTGTGTTATTATACAACGCTCCACACATTATTTTGTATGAATCACCACTCATATCTCTATATTTTAGAAGAGAATCAAAAAGCCAGTCATATACTTCTACTTTCAACTTGGGATTTATACACAAAGCTATATCCAAGAATATATATGGATGAACCCATGTATCTTTCCCCCTTCCCCTTCCGCTAATAATTACTGTCCCGAACTTCTCTTCTAGCTCTTTAATAAATTCTTTAGTTGAATCTTTATTCTTGTACTGATTAAATTCAAAGCCTTTCATTCCATTTGCATTTCTCCACTTGTTACCAGCCTTAATCAAATCAGTAGAAGAGAAAAAAGTACTCTTGTGTTTTTGTTTGATGTCACATCCAAACAATTCTCTTTTCATTATTACTTCTGTCTTCATATTATAAAAGCATTATATTTTCTGCAAATATAAAAACTCTTTTTTAAAAAGGGACTTTTTTGATAGAAAAAAATACTATGCTTTTAAAATTATTTTCCCATAAGTTTTTATGTACAGACATTTTCATGATTAGTAACTAACTTTGTAACAATATATTATAAAACCATGTTAACGAGAAGTTATAGTAACTAATTGATATTCACGGTACGTCGTGTTTCACTACACCCGTGGTCGGAATTCCGACCTCGCCTGATAATCAGCCGATATGGGAATTCACATATCGGGGAATAAAAAAGATACCCACCCTTGGTGGGGGTGGGCATACTTGATAACTACCAATATAAAGCTAACTATCCACTCAAACTTTCTTGTGTTTGATTTTAACCATGTCAATGTAGCGATAAAGCCTTTCTTTCGTTGGCTTGAGTCCACATCTTGATATTTTACTGTTAAACGCACTGTCAGTCTTACCAGTGATCTTCTTCGCTTGCTCATAATTTACTTTAACGTTGAGGTATGGTTTAAGTACCTCGGTCATTGCATCTATATCATCCTCCGTGATGTTGTCACAATAACCATTATCAATCATGTCGGCGAAGTGCCTGAACAATCTACTTGGATTAGTCAATTTTACAACAGCCATGTTTGAAATATAAAATGATTGAAGTTACGGCTGATACTACAACAGATACCGAAGCAATACTCAATAATGTCCAGAACTCAATCGTGTAATTTGATAATACATCAATTAATTGTACGCCACATTGTATTAGTAAGTTGGTTATTAATACCCTGTGCCATGAACAAAATCTAAATCGTTTCGACAAATGCCATAGCATAATGTCCACGTAAACGGAATGTCCTAAAACATAATCAAAAGACACCACCTCCACATCCATGAGTGATAGCGTAAGAACTATCGCTACATACATGTTTAACAGGATCGGGGCCAATTTTATAAGTCTAACCGTAGATTTCATTTCTTCTTGCTACTTCTTCTAGGTTTGCCATCCCATGTAATCTTTCTTGATGCAGTTGCTGGCCTCATTATGGGTCTGCGAACTGATGTCGTTTTAGTGTTCCTAGCCATACGCTTTTATTTACGTCATAAATATACAAAATGTTTCTCTCTTAAAAAGCTAATCCGCTACTTTTAAACGCTTTCCTAGTGTTACTCTCACGTTCCTTGTTAGCCTCCTGCCGGCGCTTGTAATTGGCACCGTCCTTGAGTATGGTTCTAAGGTTGGCCGTGAACACGTTCGGCACGATGAAAGTCATCAGCTCGAAGAACGCCCCGCACGCCCGTAGGAACTCTTCTTCCGAATCCGTTAGAGGCTCGTTATGTTCCGCACGATCGTATATCTTCCATGCCATGCTGGCGTTATCACCGATGGCGTTCATGAATATACCGATAGCCGGTAACACTTCCTCGAACAACTCTCCTAGCTTGATGTTATACGGGTTCTGCGGTCTGGCGTAAGTAGCCCACCCGGCGATCTTGGTTATGCCCTCGAACGTCTCTTCATCTATGGCCCCTATCTGTTCTGCAAACTTGACACCACCCAGTATGAACGATGCCGCCATGTCAGCGACTGTACCGTACCTCCCTAGGAATATACCAGCTAGACCGATGGCACCACTCTTCAACGTTCTCTCCTGCATGACATCCCATACCGAATCGTCATCGTCCCCACCGAAAGCGAGGGAGGCGAGGTAAGCACCTATCAACGGCTTGGTAAGGTTATACGCTATACTACGAGTGAAACGGCTGGTAAGCATCCCTAGACCGTCAAGGAACATCTTCGAGTTGTTCTGGTTGGCTCCCTCTACCATCCGTCCCCACCCCACCTTCATCATCTCGACTTCCTTGATGGAGTAGGACATCATGAATCCAACCCACCTACCGAGTACCTCGTCACGGGATATGTTCTTTGACCACGGGAGTAGCCGGGTCTTGGACGCTTGAGACACGGGAGCCACGGTGTTGAACGATTCTTGCGTTCTCTTCATGGCGTCACGGTGGGCGGTCCTGAAATCTTTCGTTATATCCCTGCGGTACTTGTCATCCTTCTGCCACCTGTCAATGTCAAGCTCTGAGCCGTTAAGTTCCTTGAACCTGTTATTGAATATCTTGATGTACATGTTGGAAGACGTGATAAGGTCGGGGAACCTGATCCAGGCGTCTATCATCTTGGCATTCTTGCCCGTTTTCTTCCCGTAGGCGTCACGTGTAAGCTCGCTGTACTTGGACATCATCTCGGCGTCCGGCACGGAGTAGAACTCGTACATGTCCCTCATGGCTTGCTGTTGCTGGATGTTCTTTACCATCGTCACGGGGTTCACGCTGATACCGTCACTTATGATCGCTCCCCCCACGTTGGTCACTATCTCGGTTGCCATCTTGGCCGGGTTCACCAGTAAGGCGGTACGGGCGGCGCTACTTATGTACTTGTTAAACTTGTTCCAGTTGTTGTTCGTCCGGTTGTGGAAGTTATCAAGGTGATAGGTGGATATTATACGATCCTTTATCGTGTTGACGTATGCGTTCAATATCATCTTCTCGTCCTTGTTCGTCCCCGGCCTGTTCATCCTGTCCTTGAAAGCCTTGACCACGGCGTTGTACGGGTGTACCACGTTGAACTCCATCGTGGCCTCCTCTATCGAGCGAGTTACCATCGAGGCGATGTCGAAATTCACCTTGTGAATACCTCCCCTCCTAGAATGTATGGCGTGGGCGGCGGGTAGTTGTCCACCCCAGTTCTCGTTGGCCATCTCCTGTATGGTCTCTATGGCCTGTATGTCCGTGCTACCACCGGTGGATTGACGGGGGGCGTAATCAACCTGATCGAACCCGGTGTCATACCCACGGAAGGCGGCGCTGGCGATGTTCATGTCCCTTAACTCGCCGTCGAATATCTGGCGGGCGGCGTTGATAAGCGTTCTAACGGCCTTTGCGTCACGGGCGGGGAGGGAGTCAATCGTCTTGTCGATGTTAACCGAACCGTCCTCGTCAAGCACGAATAGCTCGGTGGCGTTGTTGATCCTTCTCGTCTCCACGGCATCCCTGTTGGCGATGTCGTTCTTGACGGTTAGGAACCACGAGTGATTCAGCTTGGACACCCCCTCCTTCCCTACCAGGTCATTCTTCTGGTAGTTATTCTCTATCATGAGCATCCCGGCGAGGTCCATCATGGTCCTTCCCCTCGTGTTTAACACGCCAACGGGAAGAACGTAATACTTGCTGAACTCCTCGATCGCCGCCGCCCACGGTTTCAACATCCTCGCTTGAGCCACGTGGGCCTGTATGGTTGCTGGCTCTATGTACTTGGACACTATGTTGTCGTAGATGGGGGTGGAGTAGTTGTCCCACAGCATGTACTCCGCCGTGTTCAGGTCACGAATGTCGAGGGCCTTCTGCAACTTGTAAGCACGATCCCTCCACTTCTCCATCTTGTTGCTGTTAACCAGGGCATCCAGTTTCGGGTCGATCTCGTTCTTGAACGACTCGAACATGTCGTGCCGGGCGAGGTCCTCCTGCGCCTGCACCAGTTCACGGGTGATGTAACCGTTGTTCAGGTTGTACAGGGCGTTGTAGAGCCTGTTAAGCTGGAAGTTCGTTAGCGTTGGTATGTACTCGGCGTTTGACAGTATGCTGGACACCGTCACGGAGAGTGGAGTGGTACCCATAGGGTACATCTGGTAAGCGTCTTCCAGTTCCATCCCAACCATCTCTTCCACGTTGTCACGCACCTTCTGGTTCATCTTCTCGAATCCCTTCTCCCCGGTCATGAAGTTATCTATCTTCTCGGAGATGGACTGCAAGTCATTCTCGGATATTTGATCGTTCTCGTACAGCCTGAACGCCTTGTTACGGATGTTGTTTATGGATCGAAGGTAACTGTTCATGTCCTTGAACGACGCCTCGTCCAGCTCGTTGGACATCTTGTTTATCCTCTTGTCAACGTTTTTCAAGAACCTGTCAACCGACTCCGGCGTCAGCTTGTTCTTCCCCTCCCCCTCTTCAACCTTGTAGATGTCCACGAGGTACTCCGTCAGCTCGGAGAATCTCCCTTCCTGTATGTCTGCAACCACGTTGTTGAACATGTCGAGGTCTCCCGGCGTCATCTTGCCCGTGGGGGTGTCAAGGAAATCTAGCAATTGCTGTTTCTTCGCCTTGGTCATGTTGGAACGTCTCACCGACTGTTTAGCCTTCTTCACGTCGTTACCACGCTCTTCAAGAGTCGCTTTCTGTTGTTGCTCGTTGATCATCCTCTCCACCTCGTTAACGAGATTCTGGTACTTGGCCTGCGTCTTTATACCTCCCGCCAGCTTGGACATTATCTTCCGGTACTGGGCGGGGGTTAACAGGTCCTGCCCCTCCCTGATCACGCCACGAATCTTCTTGAGACGGCTGGTTAGATCACCCGCCCCCTTCCTGTAAGCGCCGATACCGAGCTGTCTTACCTTGTTTCTCATGCGTGCGGTGGCCTCCTTGGTGGTTACCGGTTTCTTGTTAATCTTGTACGGGGTCTCTCGCACGTACGGTATCTTCTCGTCACCGAATATCTCCTCGTGGTTATCGTTAAACTCTTCCTCCGCCAGTTTCTTCTCTTCCTTGGTCAACGACTTCCACTCGTCAGTCTTCTTAACCTCCTCCCACGCAAGCTCTTTAGGAGCTATACCCTCGTCCTTGTACTTCTCGTAGTAGTCCTTGGCTACCTGCATGGGCAACTTGTCAAGGGTGGGGGTCTGGCTTACTTTCTCTTCTTGTTGCTCTCGTGTACTTTCAGTCCCGTTGACTTCTGACACACCGCCCACGGGTTCACTTTCTTTCCTGACTTGCTGTTCTGTGCCTTCACTTTCCGAACGCACCTCTCTAGTTTCGCTGGCATCTTGCTTAATTTTACCTTGTTCAACTTCTTTTTCTTCACTCTTCACATCTTCCCGCACGGGGGTGAGGTCGTTATAATCAACGATAACACGGTTACCATCGGCGTCCTCCACCTCTACCTTTCCTTCCTCCTGTACCGTGGTCTCGGTGGCTTGAACCTCCTTGCCTTGATACATGAACATCTCCCCCTCCGCCTGGAAGTTCTCGTCGTTCATGGCATCCTGCAACCCGGTCAGGTGATCACGAAAATCAAGTTCCACGGCGTTCTTGAAGTAGTTCAAGGCGTTCGTGGCTAAATCCTTCTGCTCCTTCACCTTCTCGCCGCCAGCCGTGAACTCGTCGTACAGGCCGTTTATGGCACCGTTTATCTCGTTTGTCGCATCCTCTATCTTGGTCTCGGTGGTGAGTTCACCGTCAGCTATCAAGACGTCTATACGCTCCCTAAGCTCGGACGGGATCATCTTGCCGTACTTGTTGGTCCTGAATCGTATCTCCTCGGTACGGGGTGGGGCTTTCCTTGCCTTGTTGGCGATCCATCCCGATCCTGACAGGCCGGTAGACATCAAAGCTATCGAGTACACCATTTCAAGATCATCCGGTTTTATAAACTCTCTAGTGAGGTAATTTGACTCTCCCCTGTCTATGGCCGTCCACGATCCTCTCACCACGTCACCGAACTTCTCTTCTAGCATTTCCTCCGCCATACCTTTTATCCACCCGGTGAATCCCCTCTGCCCGTACCCGGCGAAACCTCCACGGTACATGATCTGGTCAAGACCACGACGAAGGGCGCTCTTGGTCATGGACTCTCTCACGGTATTCAACGGTTTCGCTGGCATGAATAACATCTCGGAGAAGTTCTCCACGAACAGGTCCCCGAAGTTGTTAAATACTGCTGTCTTCACGTCCACCCCGTTAGTTATATCGTTGGCAACGTTAGCCATGAAAGTCGGGCTTACCAGCGTTCGAGACGCTGCCTCGGTAGAGTTCTTCGCCGCCCAAGCGCTGAACTTCCCGGCGGATTTACCCACCCTCGTCCCGGCGACTTTCTCGACGGCTTTAGTGGCCACGTTAGCCGCTTTTGAAGACACGATCCTGCCACTTAAATCTATCGCCTTGTCAACTATTTTAGTGTTAGAAAGGGACTTTACTAGCGAGCTAGCACCTATCTTCCTACCAGCTATGGTTGCCCCTCCCTTGATCGCCGTCTTGCCCAGTCCAACGAGGCCACCAGTAAGGGCGAACTCGGACATGAAACCTAACGATTGTCCCATGCCGTACCCCACCCTGAACGACGTGTTCGTGGCTCTCGACAACTCTTCTTGAGCCTGTATGTTTAACTGGAAGGCGTTAAGCAAGTTGATGTCATCTTGAGAGAATTGCTCGTCCATCAACCTTCTTACCTCCTCGTTAATGTACCCTTGCTTCACGGCTATCTCTGCGGCACTGTCGGGGGGTAACATTTCCCCGTCGGAGTACACGGGATGATCCCGGTACCTCCACTCGGGGTGTCGTGACATCACGTCCTCGTAAATTCCTTCAAGTCTCTGGTTAACGTTCCTCACCCTCTCGTTTTGACCGAGACGCTGGTTCAGCAATATCAAGTTGGAGGCGTAATCTTTCAACCCCTCCCCGATACCGAGTGCCATGTTCGCCCCTCCTTCTTCCACCTTCTCCACCAGTTCGAGAGTCTTCCGGGTGTTATCGCTTAATATCAATGAAGCGTTCGCCTCCCCGAATTCCCTCATGTTCTCTCCCGATATGGCGAGGGGGTCGTACGTCATGGACTTCCACACGTTCTCCCTGCGGTCTTTCTCCCTGCGATCCCAGTACTTGTCACTTTCAGCCTCGGCTAGCTTGTATATCTCTTCGTTCTGTTTCTTCATGTCGGAGATAGTTGGGTTCATCCTCTCCACCTCGTTAGGATCAAGATACGTCTCGTTAAGGAGTAACTGGTACTTGGCTCGTTCCTCCACCGGGACCACGTAAGTCTTCCGTGCCGGGTCGTACACCATGCCAAGGTTGTTAGCCAACCTTTTGGCGTAATCGTTTATCTCGTTGTTCGTCCCCCCGGCTTCATCAATTCGTCTCTGCACACGACTAGAGAACATTCTCTCCTTCTGGAATGGAGTAAGCTCACCTTGAGATTTATAATAATCATCAAGGGCGCCTAGAGACGTTTCCAGCCTGAACTCTTGCCTGTCGTCTGCGTTCTCCGGCAGGAACAACTTGCGCTCGTCGGGGGTGAAGTACCCGTACGTTGACTTCATGTACCTCGGGTCTATGACATCGTAATTGTCATATAACTTCTCCATGTACTTGTCGTTAACGGAACCCTCGGGGAAACCTATTGATTTAGCCAGCGTCTTCATGAGCTTGGTGGGGTTTCCCCCCGTCCCTTCCCATGCGCTGTTCACGTAATCATCGGTGACGTTAGACGTGTCAATACCTTGATCGTTGGCGAAGTCTAACAGTATATCCTTGTATAATGTCTTGTCTACCTTTCTACCGTCATTCATGATGCTCTAGTTTTGACCGAAAGAAGGAAGTCCTCTCGATCCGTTATTACTTCTAACCGTGACGTTTCTACTAGTTTGATTCCCACCTCTTCTAGCCCCGATCAAGAACTGGGGGTTATTCACTCTTGGACCGCCAGTTGAAGTGGCCATCGAGGTAATCTTCCCGAGTTCGTTAATTATCTTCCCGGCGAATTTCTCTGGATCATTGTACCGTATAGCGAACACCTCGTTACCTTCCCTGTCTTCAAGCACTAAATCCTGTCCCCTCCAAAAGAACAAGTCATCCGTCCTGACGTTACCTTGAAGCGCACCGCTATTAATCATTTCTTGCAGCGTTTCCCTGATACTTTCCTTGGTTGATGTCCCCTTGTTTTTCCCTTCTATTATATCGTTAGATATAGAACGTATCCTCTCTATGTAAGGAGATATTACAGGGTCATTCTCTATATCACCAGACTCGTTAACACGTTTCCCTATCACCCTGGGAGACACGTTAAAATTAAACCCGTTCAATATATCAGAATCGAGCAACTTCTCGCCAGATTGAGCGCCACCGTTCCAGTAGTCCTTGAGGTATAAAGTGGCTTGTTTGACAGATTCAGGATCGTCCATCTTGAAGCTAATGTCAAAACCTTGATCAAATTTAGATGACGCTTGACCTTGTCGTTTCTTACCCTCGCTAACGAAATGTAATGTCGTGACATCCCCTGCGGAAGATATGCCTTCGAGTTGAGCTTTCACGTTCTCGCCATCCTTGTTCACGTAAGATATAGATTTTGTACCCACGAACCTTTGAATGGCGTCTTTCTCCCCGTTAAGCGCTCTCTGTATGTAATCAAGGGCCACGTCAACATTCTCCATCTTTCTACTCTCCGAGTAGCTAACGTAGTTCGGGTCTCGCTGCAACGATTGTTTCACGTTCTGGTCTGCCGCCATAGCCACACGATCAACGAAATAAGCCTTGGCTTGCTCTGGCGTGTTCCACAACCCTATCGTGGCTCCTTTCTGCATGTAAGGATTGGTTTCGTAATTATTACGAAACGTGGACTCCCAGTAATCACCCGCCCTCTGCTTGATATTGTTAAGGTTAGTGGACTCTATATTGAGTATATTACCGTCAGGGGTTCTCTGGAAACTTCTAACCACCGAATCACCTATCTGCTTGATGGAATTGTTCATCAACCCGTCAAGGTCCACGAACGGTTTCAGTTTACCACTCAACTTGGCCTGTAACTCCGCAGGTGAACCGGTAGCGAGAGCCTCACCGTTCTTGTCGTACATGGTATAGTTAAGCATACCGTTGGCGTAATACATGTCGATCATGCCCCCCATGCTGTAAATACCGTTACCCTTGTCCTTGATGCCTTCCTTCCCGGCCAGTAGAACAGCCTCGTTCAAGGCACCGATCAACCCCACGTTCATCACGTCATCAATTCCCCCCTTCCCCGTCTTGGATAACCCTTCGAGGAAAGTCTGGAAACTCTTCATCTGGTTGGTGTAAGACGCCGCCTTGTTCTTCATGTCACCGATCTTGACCATGATCTCCGATTTACGGGTGGGGGTGATAAGCGGGTTAGCAAGTTCCCTTCTCATGTCAGCTATCTCTTGTTGCGTGTGTTCCATGAGGATAGCCACGCCTTGCTGGTCAAAAGCCTGTGGCTGCAAGTTCAAAGCCTCCGTGGCCAGCTTGTCGAAATCCTTCAAGTCAGCCTCTAGTTTTTGTTGCGCCTCTCTCGCTTGCTTGGCGTACACTTTCTCCCGTTCAAGACCGGCGGCACGCAACGACATGTCTATATTGAGGGCGTTCATACCGACCTGACCGAAGTCAGCCTCGACGGGTTTCACCCCCATGTACGCCTCTCCTGTATATTGATTTGCCATGTTATTTCCTGTAATCTATGGTTGGTAATTTCAATGCTTGCGTCTGGGGGATGGTGGTGTAACCTACCCCTTGATTGTAACCGTAACGGTTACCCGCCATGTCAGTTAACGAGCTAGTAGCCACGTTCCTGTTCATTACCGTTTCCGCCGAGTTGATCTGGCTGGTGGGGGTGGGCATAGTTGTGGTCGTTCCACCGCCTCCAAGATTCCATCCTGACGCCATGCCGGCTATCGCTTGAACGCCTCCTAGGGCTTCCGACATTCCAGCGTATTGCCCCTGTCTTCCTGCCTCGTACAAGGCACCGTACCCTGCAAGTTCCCGTTGTTCACGGTTCTCTCTAGCCTGGAATTCCCTGTTTTCCTGTTCAGCCGCCATGATGGCTTGCTGTTTCTGTAACTCGTACAACTGGTTCTGGAAGTTAGCCGCCAGTTGTTCCTCCTGAGCGTAAGTTTGCTCCTGTATGCCGGGAAGTAAAGACAACCCCCTCGCCCCGGCCGAGGATGCCTGTTCTGAATAGTTAGCCGACTCTTGCTGTACCCTCTTCAATTGTTGAACGTACTGGTCGGTTGGAGTGTCTACCGCCATGAGATAGTTGTTGAAGTCTATCTCTTGACGCTGGTAATTGTCAATGTTTTTCTTCGCCTCCTTCGCCTGTTTCGCCTCTTTCACGGACTTGGCTACCCCTAAGCCCGTTGATGCTAGCGCCGTTCCGGCGAGGATGATAGATGTCGCTGCTGCCATCACTTTAAAATTTTAATCATTTGAACCATGTTCGTGTCACTAATCTCGAAACCACATTTCTTGAGGCCGTTCACTAGACCGGCGTCGTTGGAAGTGGTGAATATCGCTTCCACGCCCGTTGCCCGCAGCATGGATTCCAATTTGCCAATCAAGAACTCCTTCGCCCCCCTCTTCCGGGAGACGTCGATCTTCTTGCTTGTTAATAACCATTCTAGCCAGCATATTCCCGTCCCGGTCATGTACACGAAAGCCACGTATAACGGGCCTTCATCGTCTTCCACGATAAAACCGGCGGGAAGGAAGAACGGGGGTACTGGCTTCCACCCCCACTCTTCCCACCATTCACTTATCATGGCATGATCTGACGGGTCGTAATTCCTGATTTTAAATTTTCGATTCATCTATATCAAGTTGTATTGATTTAACGAGTAACTTCTCTTTATCAACGCTAAAGTACGAAATTATTTCGAGATATTTCCCCCTGATAGCGTCACCGTTAACCCCGTCATCAACTTTAACGTATAGTACCTGCCCCTCCTTCACGTCCACTGGATCGGATAGAGTCACCTCGTCATCTTTAACCACCTCGATAGACGTTACCACCTCCCCGTCCCTGAACACGTCCATGCCGGAATACACCAGCGACGCCGTGTACGTCCTGAACGTTTGTAGTCCTTCCTCGTCACCGGCGGCAACGAAAAGTAGCACGGGTTGTGACGTACCCTCCGCCTTGGGTATGAACGATTCTAGCAAGTTCTCCTTCTTCTTGAAGTAAGACTGGTCTATCGTTCGTTCAAGATCGAACGTCTTGAAAGTGGTGGAGGTGGGGGCCATGTTAGATTCCAGTATAATATTGTTATACACCTTGTTAGAATCCATGTACTCGTTGTTAACGAGGTGAATCTTACTCGTAACGGTCTTGCCAAGTAACAGGTTCTGGTATCCCGGCTCACCTCCCATCTTCCTGATGATGGTATCTTTAGTGGAGAAACAGTAAGCTCCCGCCCTCGCCATGAGATCAGGAACCATGTCGTAGAACGACGTCCACCCGTCTACCGGCTCCATGAAGTTCACGCAACAATCCTTCATCCCAATGATGTAAGATGAAGTCTTGGGATCGTAAGCGCCACACTTCACGCCGCTAGTTGTCAACCTGTCGTGGAAGTAATTCAGCATCCCGTAGGAGCTTACCGGGAATAACCCGTTGATGCTCTTGCGTATCACCTGTCCGGTGTTCGTGTCCACGAAGAAGCGAGAGTTACCGTAACGGGAATAGGTCTCGTAGTGAGACATACCGTAGTCCTCGGCGTACTCTTGTTGTTCACCGAACGTGTCCTCCGATTTAGCCACTACAGCGCTACCGGTGGGGGAGTTCAAGATGTTCTTCTTGTACATCACACGGCTGCACTTGTTTCGCTGGTACACGTCGATGTCGGAGCCTATGTCGTCTATCTTCACGATCTCCCCGTACTTCTTGGATAGGTCCGTGTAGTTGATTAGCGATTGATTGAACGACGCCAACCCGTTATCCTTCGTGTCCTCCACGTACGGCTCGGAAACGGTGAGCGATGCGTACCTGTCCTCACGGCTGTAATTATCGGATATGGCGTTCGGTCTTCCCAGCGTGGTGAACAACGTGCCGTTCGAGAACTTGTTTATCTCTCTTGCCGGCCCAGTTGTTATCATCACGTCACCGTCGTTATCTAGGACGTAAGAACCTGCCACCCCCCTCTCCACGTCATGAATACCCGGTATCTCTTGATAAACCACCGTGTCATCCTTGGTCTCGTACATGATAAGGTAAAATACCGATGTAGTCCATCTCGACTCTTTCTTGAGTATGTCATCCTCGGTGTACCCTTCCTTTGATGTGGGTTCTATGATCAGGTAACGACCGTTAGGCACGTCCACCTTGTCAGGGTCGCCCATGTCAACCTTAGTACCGTCTGATAACGTCACTGACAACTTGCCCGGCTCTCCTTGCACGATCACCTTGTCCTTCACCTCGAATATGTATCCCTTCGTGGATACCTCCGTGGCTATCGTCTCCATCTCCGATACCAGTTCCAGCTTGTCACCTGGGGTGGGGACTATCCAAGGCATGGATGTTATCTCAAGGTAGAACTTCCCGTTTATCACGTAGGCGTTATCGAAACCGTCGATCACGTCGAATAGAACCTTCGGGTTTCGTCTGGCGAACTTGAACTTGGTCGCCCATGACGGGGCCTTCCCCTTCACGATAACGGTTGCCACACGCCCGATGTTAGCGGCGTCAGCGTTTATCCTGGGAACGGTCACGTCAACGGGAGCCAGAACAGGCGAACACCTGCCGAAGTCATCCATGAAGATGATCCCGTACCCCTGCGTCGTGCCGGTCTTTAAAGAGTACGTCGTCGAGGTGGTGGGGGTGTTGTTTATCTCCACCATCAAGGAAACGTCCGTGTCGATGTCGAAACCGTCAACGTACCCCCCGAACAACAAGGAGTTCTGTATGATCATGCAGCTTCTAGCCATCATCGGGACGTTATCGAACAGCTTGTTCACGTCCTTCATCGGGATTAGGGGGTAGTTACCGGAGTAAGAGAACTTGTAGGTGTAGTCCACGTTATCTTCCAGCCCCAGTTTCTTCTTGTCGATGGTCTTTACCTTGTACATCCCCTGCCCCGTCTTCATGAGTATCTCTATCTTCTCCACGTGTTCGTTACCGGTGTTCACCGTCACGTTCACGGCGGACGTGGCGTTACTGATCTCGTTAAGCGTCTCGTTAGAGTACGACCCACGCACGTAAGACACTGACGCCCCCACCACTCCCTCGTGAGAGTAGTTGTTTATCTTGGTTATCGACAACCCGTAGTTCTGGGAGGCGAACAGGTAAGCCGTGTTACCGTTGATAGCCGTCACGTAGAACGTCCTACCGTCAGGGGACATGGACATCCCGGTCACTTGATAATTCTGCGGGTCGCTCACGTACTGGGGGGTGACCTTCGACATCGTTTTACCGGAGTCTTTCGAGTAGTATATGGTGTCAACGGTCTTGCCAGCAAGGGCGAAGAACTTCCCGTTAGAAGAACAACACATGAACTCGTTGACTAGGGAGGTGGATACAGTGGTGAAGTTCTTCCCGTAGTTCTCGGATACCAGCGTGTACTTGTTGTCGGTATCGAAGTTCTGGTTACAGGAAATGTACACGACGCTACCGTCAGAATCGCATATGATCTTCACCCCCCTCGGCTTGCTTATTATGGATATGAAGTCATTCAGTTTCACTTGAGTGAACGTCCCGCCTTTCCCGTATTCAGAGCTATAAGCGAACTCGCTCTTGTACACGACGTACACTTGCTTGCCAGTATCGGACATACAGAAACCTCCCTCGTGCTGGTCACCGTCCCCCACGAACCCTTGAATCTCGGACAGGGAATTATCGTTCTTGTTGTACTCGAACAGTATCAACTGCCCGTTATTACTTCCCGAGGCACCGTGAGTTCTAGCGTAATATACCTGGTCTCCAGCCTTGTTGATGTCTCCACCGTCATTCTTGTTATTGAATCCCTCTCCAACTATATCAGCGCTATCCTCGCTCGTGTTGAAATGAACGAAAAATCCCTTTCCATTTTGCCCAACGTAAGCGCTACGATTACCGGCGAAAGCGAGGACACCCTCCACCTTGAATTCGGTATCCGTGGCATCGTAAGCCCTTGTCTTGAATGACTTGGTGTAAAACGTGAACGTGCCTGAATCCGGTAGCGCCATGCTCATCTCCTTGGAATTCCAGTACACCTTCACGCCAGACACCGGGTCCATGTAGGAGCTTACTATCTTTATCTTGTTGGTGTAAGCGTAACACTCTACCATCATGTCGTATTCCACCTTCCTCGAATCCTCGTCATCAAGCTCGGACGTTGAAGTGGAATAAGGACTGATGGCTGACGTCTCACGGGTATCGTAAACGTATCGGGCGGCGAACAAGGGGTTGATGTTACGCATCTCCCCCAGCTCCGATTTCTCGGCTATCTCAACGTCAACGGAGAGAGGCGGGCGTTTAACCAGCTTCATCGCCGTCCAGTCGTAAAACTTGAAGTACCCCCTCGTCTTGCTGGTGTCAATCTCAACCGGCTCGTTAGTCATCCAGTCGTGGAACACCATGATGTCGTTAAGCATGGCGAAACCGCTAATCCTCGTTTGAAGGTTGAAGGGGGTGATAAGGTCCTGCGTGAGTACCTCCGGCGTGGAATCGTAAACGAAGGTGGTGGGCAGCATCTTCATGGCCCTCGCCTCCATCTTCTCCATGTCCACCTTGTAGATCGTTCCACCGTCATGGGAATCTCCCTTCTTCGGGGGTATATCAAAACGTAACCTCTTGATAACCACGCACATGTAATGATTTGTCTTCGGTGCCAGTTGAAGCCCGAGGAAACCGTACACGTACGCTTGATCCTTGTCGTACTCGGTGGACGTCCAGTAGTAATTTCCTGATCCTTCCTGTTCTTCCGTGAGTGGTACGGGTGTTGACAAGGCACGTGCTGAACGGGTGGTGGGGGAGTCTTCTTGAACCTCCACGGCGGTACCCACCCCTATGTACTGGTTGTTGAACGTTATGATGTCCTCCTCCCTCTCGGAGATAAGGAACTTCCACGTCTCCTCGATGTTGTCTATCACGTCCTTGATCTCTTCCTTGGAGGGGACGTACCACCCGAACCCTTGATTGTAGGCTTGCGTGAACACCGATTGATCGTCCTTCTTGTTGTGAAGGAAACATATCGTGTTGCGTAGACCGTCTTCCTCCCGCAAGGTGGATAGCTGGTCAACGAGGACGTGACTTCCCTTGCCGGTAACGGAATCGTATTCCAGTATAGAAAAACCGCCTTGCTTGAGGGCGGTGAACAGGTATATCTTGTTGTTGTACTCGTACATGCCGGCGGTAACCGATCCAGCCGTGAACAGTGGCTCGTCGATAACCACTCTCGTGCCGTCCATGCTCTCGATAACACCGGAGTTCTCGTTATCGGTGTCTATCACACGGACGTTTCGAGCCTCACGGTATTGCCCCTTCGGCATGTAGCGGGGGTCGATGTCCATGTTCATCTTTCCCCCCGAGAAATCTTGTATCACTTTCATAATGCCCTAAGTAACGCTTGAATAATTTCCTCTCTCTTGAAGTTCATCTCGAACTTGGCGTCCTTGTAACGACGGTTCTTCTCTGCCTTCGCCCGTATCTTCTCGTTCATGGGAACGTTGCGTCTTCTCTCTATGATCCGCCAGTATATGTCAGCCTCAAGGTACTTCTGCAAGTACGGGTGAACGTTGATCTTCGTTATGTCCGTCAGGTCCACGTTAGACACGTAGCATATAAGGATGCGATCGTAACCCTCCGGCACGTCGTCGAATGTTAGCGTGTTGTCCCTGTAATCGAACTGGTAACCGTTCTTGCTAACCAGGAACGAGTTGTGACGACACGGCAACATGCACTCGGCTGACTTCATCCCGTTAAGGTCAACCCCCTTCACGATCTCGTAGTCGTTGTTGTCGATCATCGTTTCCTCCTCGTTCGTCAGGATGTTCTGGGCGGCGTACACGTCATCGTTCTTGAGCATGTACGAGTACCACGTGTTGATGTTATCGTTGTAGAGGGCGGGAATCTTGTACCCGTCGTGCAGGAAGTAGATGGCTATGTAGTCGATGAAGTCGTTGGGCATCCTGAACTTTCCCACGGCGTTCATCTCCCCCTCCGCCTCCTTGTATTGCTTGTCACCCACGTATCGCAGTTCCTCGACCGCTCTCTGGGCGTGTTTTATGACCAGTTCCCTGCTGACACCGTGAACGTAACTGTCCGGGTCAGTGGCGTCTATCAACACCGAGTCGATAATGTCTGTTAGTTTTACGTTCATATGGCGTTATCTTTTTGAAATTCGTTAGCTTGATCCTGTGCCATCACCTGTATCACTTCCGCCTCCCTCAAGTGTACGCCGAAGCATAACGCTATCTCCACCACCAGCACGTTGAAGAAATGCTCCGACAGCGTGAAGTCTTGATAACTCTTGACGGAAGGGTTGAACACCGGCTTGCCCTCTATGACCACGTAAGTCCACCGTGGCCTCGGCGGTATCTTGTAATAATGCACCTCTATCGAGGGGTTGTCAGGCAACACCTGTATCCCGTCCTCCGTGATGGAGTAATTCGGGTACGTATCCGATGGCCTGTTGTACTTCGAGTTCCCTATCATCCTTAGTCGTGCCACGTCTATCATGGTGGCCTCTTTCCCCTCCCTGTACACGGCGTTTAACTTCTCGGTAGGGGGGAAAGGGAAGAAGGGGTCATCATCCCCCTTCTTCAAATCTTCCACCACGGCGAGCTTGTACAAGGCGTTTTCAAGAATATCCTTCGGGATCGCCGAGTAACCTTGCTTGTCCCTGTTATACTTCATCCTCAACCTGTTAGGTATCTCTGAATATATCTTGGACTGGGCCAGCCCGCAAACGGAGTTAAACTCGTCGGGAGTTATGACACCGTACCCGTTCTTGTTAAGTAGCACGTTGACTACCTTGTACACCTCGTCTATCATTTATTCTAAGCGTTTAACTTGGTTAAAATCCTGTCGTAAGCGGCGCCACCTTCCTCGCTTGTCATCGCCCACTCGGCGAACTCGGAGATGACGTTAAGACCCGGGGCGCAAGTGTAGATAACACCCCCCGTCGCCCAGCTCAATTCAGTCTTTCTCGAGTTCAACTTCAAGATGTTCAAGCGTATGCCCGATTGAATCTTGAACTTGATCGTGTTTCTCTTGTCACCGAACATCTCGATGATCTCCCGTGGGGGAGTTCCAGTCTCCATCTTGCCAAGGATACCGGCACGAAGGATGGTGGGGTTCATCTCGGTGGTTATTCCCTTCAAGGTGGCGTAAACCGCCTGTAACACCTCGAAGTCTGATGTCTTGCAAAGTTCAACCACGGTAGCCATGTCAGTCCACGTGCTTTCCTCGATGGCGGCGTCAGCCTCGAGGTCCTCGATGTAGAACACCTTGTCCTTGCCGTAGAAAGGATGAAGCATCAGGAACATCTGTAAACCTCTATCTTCCGGGTAAATGGTCCACCGGTCACCGGGGAAGTCCACCCGTCTAAGCTCTACCGGCCCGTCGATGTTCTGGTCATTCTCGATGGCGGTGGGGGATACCGGGGTGTAACGGAGGTTGAACACGTAAGTCTCGCCGTTCTTGCCGGTGTACACGTGACGTGTCTTCGGTCTTAACGAGTGATTGTTACGGGTACCCGTGAGGAGGAACGTCAAGGGTTTTTTACCCAACCCCCTCTTCTCTAGCTCGGCGATCATCTGTTCTTTCGCCTCTTCTTCCGTGATTCTCTTTGTTTCTTTAGTACTTGCCATATTCGATTAGAGGCACTCACGCTTTCACGTGTTGACGCTTCACCGGAACGCTACTTTTTAGGTCAATCTCTTGACGGTCATCCATAGTTGGAACCTCCACGTCCGAACCCCGTTGTGCCAACGGTTTCTTGTTAATTAAATTCAGATTCAAATAAAAAAGGGGGAGGGGTTATTATTCCCTTCCCCCGAGGTTTAATATTTAAGGTCAATTAAGCCTAGGCTGACACGCCTTCGAAGATCGCCCATTTCTTCAACCCAACGCAGCGCAATCCCCATTCAGACAACCAGTCGATACCGAAAACGTCCCAGGTGTTGGTAGCGTCCGGCACGTTCTGTGAACCGTGGAACGTGGTTACAAGCTCACGGCTGTATCCCGGCATACCCTTGTACAACTTGGTCAAGTACGGGGCGTTGATCGTGCTGTTCTGCCCGCTCAAGTCACCGTTGTAACCGGTGGTGATAGAAGCACGTCCTAGCGGTACCATGATACCGTGGATTTGGTTCTCCGCGGCGAAGTTATCCGGGTTCAAAACGGTCGGGTCTTTCAACAGTTTCCACGTGGTCTTGTAGAACTCGTAACCGCCCATCTTGAAGGCGTCGAAACCGAAGTCAAGCATGCGTTGCTTGTTATCGAAGTAACCCCATGTTGCCGATCCGGCCCCACCAACTTTAGCCAGCCAGTTGTCGATTGACAACGATGCCTCGGTAGACAGGTACAACAAGTTGTAAGTCTCGCCGTTAACCTTGTCAAGACGTTTGATGATTGACTCGATGTCGGCAGTTCCAGCGATGTTACCCTCGAAACTGTTACCGCCGTTTCTGATCTGGTCGAACACTCCCTCGATACCACGGAACCCGGCAGTCTTGGCCGTTGAATCATCGGCAACTTTCTTGCCAACGAACGCTTGAATCTCCATTTGATCCAGCATTCTCTCTCTAGCCTCTTCAACCTCTGCGCTGAACCAGAAGATGTTTCCATCAGGAGTTTTCAACCATGTAGCGTCACACATGTCGGAACCGTTGATCTCGAACATGTCCTTACCGATGATAAGGGAGGTGCTACCGATTTCAACCTCACGGGTCAAGGCACGGGTCATACCAGGCGTTCCCTTCTGGAACTCGTAACCGGCAGCCATGATGGTCAAACCGCTAGTTCCAACGGTCCAGTCAGAACCATCGTAAGTTTTAGCGGTGAACGTTCCGGCGTCGTAATCATCCGGGATACAGATACCGTAGTTCACTTTCTTGCCAGCCTTGTCGATAACCATGAAGTTCTCGTTGGGGCGGATGGTGTGGGCGGCGTAAGTGAACACGTCGCCAGCACGGGTAACGCCTTCCAGCAATTTACGTCTACGTCCGGTCATTCCGAAGAACTGGGTGTCGGCGGAGATCATCTCCTTCTGTGCGTATTTATCAAGGAACCCACGGATCGTTTGATTCCCGTATTGATCGATGATCGTGTCCTTCAATGAAGGATAAAACTTGGTCGTGAAGTCATAAAGACTCATGTAGTTACCCGAGATCGGTTGAACTTTGATATTCGGGTCAAGGTAAAAACTATTAGGTACGTTTACTAACATAACAATTATCTTATAAAGTTATTGTCTTTAAGGAACCTCCGGAACTCGTCCTCCGACGGGCCCTTGACATCTCCCGGTTTGGAGGCGTCAGTGGTGGCGTTAGATTTCTTCCTCATTTCCTCTTCGACGGTATTCGCTTTCACCGCCTTGGCGTGTTCTTCCAGTATCTTCGGCAATTCCATCCCGGCGGTGATCACTCTTACCAGGTTGCCGTAATTGAAGGTACCGTCCTCGTTCTTGAACGTTCCCAGTAGCGAGTCGATCCCGTCGAATACCTTGTCGTATCTAGACTTGTCACGAATCTCGTAACTGAAACCGTCAATCTCGATCTTATCAAGACTTGACAAGGCTCCTTTCGCCCCCTTCACCCATTCTTCTTTCCCCTTGTCAAAGTTTTCCTCCACACGCTTGAGAGGAGTCTTGTATTGCTCTTTCTGGGCGTTGAAATACTTTCTAGCTTCCTCGGCCTTGGTCTTCAAGCTAACCAGCTTTGACCTGTTCTTGCGGTCAATTGCCTTTCGCTCGTCATCTAGCATGTCCTCGGTCACCTCCTCGGTCTGGAAGTAGTCTTCATACATGACTTCAATATCCTCCTTGTCTAGTGACGGGTATTGAGTCTTGAGGTACTCCTTGACAACTTTCTCGTTAGGCTCGTTGTCCCAGTCTTTCTGTACCTTGAAGTAATCGTCCACTCCCCTCCCGGTTTCCCGGACGAACTTGTCGATGTTAGCCACGTCAGGACTGGCGTAATCAACGGTTTTCTCGACCTCTTTTTCCACCTCTCGAATCTCCACCAGATCATCCCACGTCTTCACTTCCTTACCTACCTTACCGGCCAGGTATCCCAGTATTTTCTCTTCCGGTACCTTCGAGAAATCTATTTCCTGATCATCGACCTTGTTGACATCCTCCACCTTGTCGGGGGTATGGGAGCCTGCCGTGTCTTCAACTTTATCTACCAGCGCTTGTTCTCCCTCCTTGGCGGCAGGGACTTGCTCTCCCGGTTTAAAAGTTATGTCTTTCAGTATTTCATCTAACTTTCCCATTCGATTTAAGGCACTTACGCTTTCACGTATTGACGCTTCACCGGAACGCTACTTTTTAGGTCAATCTCTTGACGGTCATCCATAGTTGGAACCTCCACGTCCGAACCCCGGTGTGCCACCGGTTTATTGTTTAACAATAAATTTAATTCAATTCTAATTCTTACACAAATATATAGATAAAATCTATAACAACAAAACGTTAAAAGATTTTCTACGTCTCTTTTATCTTGATTCCATGTACTTTAAGCATCAACTTGCGCTTTATCTTGTAAACGTCAGTGCGAAATCCCTTGGTATCTTCCACCACGGTCTCCCCCGTCTCGACATCCGTGTACACGAAATCGGCCACGTACTTGCAAGCCAGCTCGACGCAATGCCTGTTCTTCCCCTCCCCCTCGAACTGTGCGGGTATCAACGTGTAAGTGACCTGTTCTTGCAAGTCCTTGATCTTGCCGGCCCTTTCCAGTAGCTTGAGGGTGGCGGCACGGGCGGCCTCCTTCTTCGAGGCGTGACCACCCGATTTGACGTTACCGTATTTTGATCTTCCTATCATCCCCTTGCCCTTTTATCACCGGCTGTACCGTTCTTCCTGCCACGGTTGGCGGAAGATGACGTGTACCTCCTGGTAGCGTGATCGTAATCTTTCCCGGCACGAGACGATTTCCCGTGCTTCTTGTCATGTTCACGGTTACGCTGGCTAAGCTCGGCCCGTTTCTTTCTTTGCTCCGGTCTCCTGTTAACCTCGGTATCCGTTTTCTTTTTCTTCTCTCTAGCTTCCGGGTGATCCCGGTAATACTTGGCAGACCTGGATAATTCAGACCTGTCCTTCCTCGGTGGTGCCATCTCCTGTATAGTTTTGAACTTGGTTAACTTCTTCCATAGGTGGAATCTCGACGGGTGGGGCGGCTTGAACGTCCTGCATGGCGTTCATGCTCTCGAATGGTATAGTCGGGCCTCCCCTCTGTCTCTGGTTGATCATGGCGCTTTGCTGTTGCGCTTGCTTGTAGGTGCGGGCGTCCTTGGCCTGTTCCTTGTACTGGTTCGACTCGGCGGTCACACGTGCCTGCAAGCCTAGCTCCTGCATCCGCAACTGGTGTTTAACACGTTCCAGTATGATCTCTCCCTCCACCTTCTTCTCGTTTATCTGTATCTCCGATTGAGTCTTGAACTGTAATTCCTGACCCTTGGCCTGAATCTCCATCATCAGGGATTGCTGTTTCTGTTGCTCGACGGCAACCTGCGCCTGCGCCTGCATCTGGGTCTTCATAGCCTCCATCTCCTTCTGTTTCTGGAACGCCTCGTCCTGACGTTTCTTCATGATGACCTTCAAGTACTTGGACGCCATCTTGATGTTGTCGATAGACAGGATGTCCATCCTATCGGCGAGGGTGATCTGCCCGGCTTGAACGGCGGCCAGTATCACTTGATCCAGCTTGGCCTTTTCCTCGGCGTCTGGGGCAACCTCCACGATCACGTCGAGATTGTACTTGTACAGGGTCTTGTAGTCGTCGATAACGTCATCTTCCAGCAAGTAAGACATCACGTCATCGGAGAACGATTCCTTGTACATCGACATCTGTTGCGCCCTGTTCAGGCTAACCTCCCCCGTACCCTTCTTTATGGACATCAGTCCCTCGAAGATGTGCTTGGTGGCGGTGTTACTCATGTTAAGGGCCATCTGTTGCGTCCCGACGAGCGCCCCGTTAAGCGGTGCCGAACCGTCACGCACCCTGTTAACGCCGGTAACCTCGTAGCACATGTTCATGTTCTGGTTGTAGGCGTTGATGAGCTGCATGAGCTTCTGCCCGTCCGCCGTGGGTATGTTACGAAGGATGTTACCCTGTAAAACCTGGTCATCATCGTAAGCCGTTCCCTTGTACAGTAAAGCTCCCGTCTGGTACATCATGTCCAGCACGTCGGAGGGGGTGAGCTTGGCGCCGGTGCCGATGTCTATGTTCATCAGGGCATCCACGTTGATCTCGAACATGTCAGGTTTCATCTTGGAGATCAAGTGTCTAAGTTTCAACACGATAAGGTGTATATCCTCGGCGTAAGACTTCAAGTTCTCGACGATAGAGGGTACCGTCAGCTCGTATATGATGTAGGGTGCCATCACGGTGTTGGCGTTGTTCACCGGCCGGATCATGTCACGCATGAGGTGGTAGTTGAACACGAGGCCCATCCCTAGAACGTAGTACCCCTCGAACCACACGTCGTACTTGCCTTTTATCATGCGGGATGAAGATTCCTTCGGCAGGACGTAATCCTTGTCCTTGGGTATGAGGTTGTTCCGTTTTCTCTTGTACACCTCGTCCATCGTGGTCTTGAAGGTGAAGTACATGACGGTGAACAGGTCATCCTCGTTAGCCACCTCGTCCGGCTTAAACCGCTTGTCACTCACCCCCCTCGCCAGCATCTGGTACGATACCTCTCCACGGCTCTTTCTCACGATCTCGCCGGCGGTCATCTCCATCATCTCGGCGAAGTAGTAACATCCCTTCTTGTCACGGGTGTAGAGGGGGTCGTAAGAGTAGAGGAAGTTCTTGCAATCAACCCTTCTCATGATCACGCCGTAATTTGGATCGGCCTCCACCCGGATTGCCGCCTCGCCTATCGTCACGAGGTCTTCCGCCACCCTGTTCTGTATCTCACGGAAGTAGTTCAGATCGAACACCCTGTTAATGATTATCTCCGAGGCTATCTCCTTCTTCTGCCTGTACTCTAGCTGCATGTGAAGGTCCAGTTCCTCCTTGGAATCCGGCACGTAATCAGGCACAAAGTTGATACCGGTGGCTATCGTCATCTCCTGCGTGAAGTCTTTAGTTAGCATCTCGGTTTCCAGCCTCTTGCGGTACTTGTTACGTTCCTCCCTTGACATGATGTCAACACCCTTGGTCTTGATCTTGAACATGTCGGCGGGGAAGGAGTCCTTCACCACGTTAACGAACTTTGGAACCACGGAGGTAAACTCCCAGTTAAGAGACAGGTAAGCCTGGTCCTTCGGGATGTTAAGCATGTTCTTGAACCGGTCAATGTCCACCTCGTTGTTACGAAGCGCCTCTAGTTCCTCGAACTTCTTCTTCCGGCTGGTGTAATCGTTCCCCGTGATCCACTCGAACTCGATGTACCGGGCGTACTCTAGCCCGTACGATTTGCTTTCCTTCTCCTCGTTGGAAGCATCCCTGTTCGGGATCGTGACGTTTCTTCTTTGTCTATCCATTTTTTAACTTTCCATAAGTTCCAACATTCTCGTATATCCTGAACATGGGTCGTGTTGCCACCGGCTCCTCTGCCTCCCTCTGGCGTCTCTTCTTGCGAGTGTTACCTATGAGGGCGTAGGCTGACGATATGGAGGCGTCACGCTTGGTCCTGTTCTTGTCATCGAAAGCCAGCCAGTCTTCCAGCGTGGCGTTAAAATACATTTCAGAGCTGCCGACGTTATTCTCCACGAAGGATTCTATGGCGGCGTTTATCATCTGCGAGACGTTCTCGGACGTGGAAGGCATACCCCCCCTCACCCTCTCGTCTTCTGACAGCTTGTCCTTTTCCTTGTCGGTTCTAGTCATGGAGAACTTGCGATACCCACGACGGTACATCTCGTCTATGAGGTTATTCACGTTGTTCTCTATGAGGGCCGGCATCCCGTAGAACACCATCGCCTTGATGGCGTCATCGAAGAATATCTCCTTCGAGTCCGGCCTGTTTATGTATTCAAGGAAGAAGTTGAAGTTGGGGGCGCCGGAAGAATTTATACCGGAGAACCCGTGAATCGAACCCTTCGACCCCTTCCCGTCAACGGTCTTGTTGACACGGTACGGGTCTATACCGAAGTTCCCGATGTGCCTGTTAAGGGGTATCCACAACCCGTTCTCGAACTTCACGTTGTTCCTTAGTCCCTCTTCCGGTATCCAGCTAACGAGGAACCTGCCGTCCGGCTTGTCGATGAAGACAACGTGTCCACTATCTGCAACCCCTTGATACCACTCGAAGTTACCACGTCTAAGGTGAGTCCCGTCTAGGTTATCGTTATACTTTATCTGCGCCAGGATGTTGGCCTGGTTGAACATGCACATGTTGATCGCCAGCTTGAACCCGTCTTCCTCGGTGCGGGGGTTCTTCCTGTGTTCTTCCAGTAATAATTTCGGGTTATCCTTGAGTACCTCGTCCACGTTACTCAAGTACGTTTTCACGCCTATCGACATGTTCTCCCCGTCCATCGTCCTTACCGGGGATTTAGGGTCTTCAACGATCATGTTCCCGTACTTGTCTATGAACCCCTCGTAATGCTCGAAACAGCTTATGAATATCTTGTACAGGTTGGTCACCGTCTGCCCGTTACCGTCACGTTTCCGGGGATCGGAGTTGTAGTACAAGTACTTGTACCTGTCCCCAGCAAGGGCGTCAGGATCGTTGGCATCCTTGCCGGTCACGAACTCGATGGTCGAGATCAGTATAGCCTTACCGGTGATACGCCTACCCTTCGTGAGACATTTCCTCACCATCGTGAAATGGGTAAGCGTGTTACCGTTCTGTTTCTTCCACTTGCTGAACTCGTCACCGAAGTAGAACAGCAACGCCTCTCCGTCGTAACTGGACTCGTTGGTGGGGCGGAAGTTTATACGGGTGTTCAGGGCCACGTCCACCATTTCTTTCTCCTTCCCCGCCTTCTTGAGCTTGTTACCCGGCTGGGCGAACTCTAGCTCCGACTTTGACTTCTCGTCCATGCACATCGGCTTGAAGTAGAAGGGGAGGTGGGAGAACATGGTGGTTAACCTCACGAAGTTGGACTTGGCGTCGGTATCCGTCTTCGAGGTCATCCCGGTTAGCTTGTTCCTTTGCTCTATCGTCTTGCAAAGTATGAACGCCATGATACAGTCCGTGGCGCCGAAACGACGAATCTTTTCCAGCACGATACCGAGACACCGGTTATCCCTGTACATCGCCTCAAGGAACAGGAACAACTTCCTCTGTGCGGCGGAGTAATAGTAATACCCCCCGTCCGCTCCCGTGTAGCAATGTGTCATCATGAACCAGTGGGCGCCGGTTATGTACGTCGCCACCCCGTTGTTCATGAACCAGTACCCGTTACGTTTCTTCATGTACTCGGAATCTATGTAATCCTCGTGACGCTTGGCGGTACGAACCGTCAGGTCCTTCGGGGGAGCCTGCCGGCGCCAGAACTGGTCTTGCTTGAATCTCTTCCCCCAGTCAATCTCCGCCTTGATCGGTTTCTTGGGGAGGGCGATACGGATGTCGTTTATCTCTATTATCTCCCCCACCGTGCCTTCCGGGTCTATCACCACCGCATCGATCTCGGGGCGGTAACCGGAGTGATCCTTCATCCTGGCGAACTTGTCGGCGTACTTCTCGGCGTAACCACCCTTGTAGTCATTCTCTTCCAGCATGATGTCTTCCTCTTCCAGCTTGCTCTTCACGTCATGCACGATGTCCTCGATCTCCATGACGTCGTTGAAAGCCACCAGCTTGGTGTCTATCATGGTGGATATGCTATCGGCGTCGTTACCTATCACGTCAGAGTCCATGACGACGTCTTCCAGCCCGGAGTAGAGGGATTCCACCACCCCCTGGCTGGCGTCTACTATCTTGTCTAGCGTGGCACGAACCCACTTTTCCTGTTTCCTGTCGTGATTGAGGATGGAACCAAGCATGTTCTTGCAGCTAGTTATGGCTTTCTTCTTTAATTTTATGGCGTTCTTGACGGTGGTTTCCTTCTCCATTACGGCCGTGTCGATGTCCGCCGTGATAACCTTCATCAGTTCTCCCACGGCGATCTTGCACGATTGTATGAATCTGTCGTCACTCATCTTCAAGCTCTCCTATTATCCACGGCGTTTTCATCCTGTACAGCACTCTATCGTCTATCTTGAACTCGTACTCGGAATCAAGGTTGAACACGACGGGGGTACCGTCATCTATGCCTTGTTCCCGTAACGACTCGTTGGAGTACGTCATGATACCGTGTTGTTTCTTGTATTTCTCGGGGTTGGCTATATCGAAACTCCCCTCCCTCACCCTGTCATTGAGGACGGGTTCAACGTAGCACCACGGGTCAACGGCGATATGATCGTTACCACGCTTCACGAGGTACACGAACTCCACGGGGATAACGAACATGTCATCGAACAGCTCGTTACTACTACCCACCTTGTTGTCGGTGTACTCCACGCTCCGGCGGCGTACCATGTTGTGGTGGAAGTAAGCGATGTCACCCGGCTTTATCCTCGGGTCCGATGACGTGACCACCTCCCCGTGCCTCACCACGTAGGTCATGTCATCCATCGTGTTGTTCACGTAAAATTTAGTGCCACCGGGGGCGGTTATCGTCGTCTCGTACGTCTCGGGGACGTGAACGATCACCCCGTTAATCCCTTTCAAGTTCCTTTTCATAATCGCTCACGTCAATGGTTAAACTCCCGTCATCGTGACGGTATATTTCCTTCCACACCACGGCCTCGTTGCCGTCTTTCTCCCGGACGTGTATCGTTATCTTGTCACGGTTTTTAAGGCGTTCCTTCTTGATCGAGTGTATGATCATGCTGGTCAAACCCCCACCCCGTGACGTGAATGACAGGGATTGTCCCACCCGGAAACATAACTTCCTGCCGTTATCCATGTAGCTAAATTCTCTTAAATCCATATTCAAATAATCATTTAGATATTAATATTCCACCCGCTAATCCTGCCAATCCCCACACCCACCATCTCTCGTACCATTTATCCCTCTCCTTGATGACGAGGGGTTGAATGGCGGTGGTGGTAACGTACGGGTTCTCGTTAACCACCCTCACGATGTACTCGGCGCTACCCATGAACTTCTTCCTCTTCCCGGAAACGAGGTACTGGGAGTCGTACACCTCGAAGTTGTCGAAGTGAATACCGTCCTCCATCACCGTGCCGGAGATGTACCTGTACCTGTTCCTCTCGTGGAAGGGGATGTAAACGTTACGGTACACGGTATCGAACTTTACAGTACCGGTATCCCTGTACACGGTGTTCACCTTGACGATGAACTCCGGTTTCATCCCCTTGATCAACTGTTTCAGGGAATCGTTCTCTTCTAGCACCTTGCTGGAAACAGATAACATGGATAGTTTCTCCGCCACCTCCCGGTTGTACTTGTCCTTGTAAAACCTCACGGTGTCTTCCATCGCACGGGCGTTATACACCTCTCCCCCCACCTCACGATTTCGATTCACGGAGTTCGAGATTATAAACACCACCAGAACGGTGGCTATCCACGCTATCGCTATCTTCCAGTTATTCTTCATCTACTTCATCAAGTATACAGATTATTTCCTTGTCATGTATCGCCACGAACTCGTCATCACCGAGGAAGAACGGCGTGCCGGAATGGGAGGGGTGAATCACGGTGTCTCCTACCTTCACGTCGTCTCTCCCGTTATTCATGGCGACAACCTCGCTCTTCCGGGTTAGCTCGTTTCTCGTCTCCGGGATGAATATACTCCCCACCTTTCGCATCTCTTGCTCGGTCTTCTTGATGATCACGTAATCGTTGATCGGCCTGATTCTTTTCATTTCAATTCAATTTTAATTTTTACTATTCTGTTTATCAATTAGTTTAAGTATAAGCTCGTACTTGTCCTTGTCAGACTGGCGCCAATCTTCAATGCTTTTCCGCATGGCATCCATCTCTAGTTTTATCGTTCTCTCTAAACTCTTGAACTCGGCGTTATGAACGTCCCTCAAGTTAATTATCTCCTTCTTTATCTCGTCATCCTTGAAGTCCACGTACTCCTTGGTCGGCTTGTTGAAACTTGTCGCCATAGCCGTTGTTACCACGAGTGCCACGCCACCCATCACCGCCTTGGCAACGTTACCTGTCACGTTGTCTATCCAGTTGCTCATTGTCCGAGAATAGTTTAGTTATGGCCTTCGCCATGATTAATAACGCTCCTATGATGAAATTGAGCCATACCTTCCAGTTGTCAGAGAACGGTGAAGTAGCTATTAATCCCTGCCACATGGGGAGGGTGTAGACGCACATGTCGCCTATCCTCTTTATCTTCCACGGGGTCGGTTTCTTCCAGTTCTTGACGCTAGCTTGCATGACTAACTCCTTTCTTCAATTATTTCCCAGAACACTTCATCACCATCCTTGATGAATTTCTCGACTAGAGCCTGTATGTCCCTGTCGGCACGTCCCTGTATCGTTCTCTCGCCGGTACGGTTGTAAGCGACTAGTGGACATCCATCGGTATCATCCACGTTGTTACCACCGTGAACCCTTATGCCGGAGAACTTCATCCCGTTAACGTCAACGGTTTGTCCCGGCGTGTTGTACAACAAGATCATGTTCCTCTCGTACTTCGGGCTGTAAGTGATAGCCACGTTATACTTGTGGGCGGGGATAGCCGTCTTTCCGGGTATCTTCGTTTCCCTCACGGCATCTTCAAGCACCCAGCAGAAGTCCTCGCCTTCAATCTCGATCCTGCCTACCGTGGCATCGTCGAAGAACTCTTTCCTGATATGTTTGATAATATGTTCCATATCACAAATATACGAATTATATCTTTCCATAGTATCTAAAAAAGGCCCCGAAAGGTCTAGTTCTCAAGTAATCCATGTTATCACGGTTCTCTTTAGCCTCCATCTCCATCGCTGAGGCATAATATGCCTTCGTGTTAGCCTCCCCCACGTTCTTGTCTTTCTTCTCGAAGAAGTGGTGAATGAAAGATATTAACCACTCCACGAGGTACATGATGTAGTACAGCACGAAAGGCAAGAGGAACGGCAAGAATGCGTACCAGTGGTAGGGGGCGCTGAAAAGGAAACTAGCGAAGTAAGCGATTATCAGGCCCATCGTGAAACAATCCTTCCATTGACGAACGTGGATACGTTCCTCGTTAATGGCGTAACCAGGTAGCTGCCCTTCTTTCACTTCCGTTAATATGAACGGACCTAGCGTTATAGTTGAATACCTGTTGAAAAGTATCAACTTGGCTAACCAGTTGTTGTAATAAACTTTTGTCATGTACATCATAAATTAAGCTGTTATTGTTGCTATAAATGTTTGAGTTACACCTTGAAAAGTGAAGGTGAATGTAATATCCAAGAGAGGCCAAGGAGATATGGACAACGGAAGATAACACCCACTCCCGTCAAGATTGTTCTTCACGCTTTTAAAGAAGATATTATTAGTGATTAATGGTAAGGTTATGCCACTATATATAGCACTAGCTTTTATGCTCCACCCCCCAAGATCATCGGTTACTCCCATGTCCGGTGATATAGAACGACTGAAATAAATGGCTGGATTCCCTGACTTGCTTAACGTGATCTTGCTTGTCTCTGACGCCTTGACCATGTTAGGTTTTATATTGTCATTCGTCGTCCCCGTCCCCCCGGTACAAGCGTAAGGTATAGTTGTAGCCCACGAGTCTAGCGATGGAGACTTGGAAGTGCTAGGTAACATGTTCCCCCTGTAAGCCAGGAATAACGCTTTTAGCTCGTAATCGGTCAGCTTTCGATTGAAATAGGCGTACTCTTGCAAGTACCCGTTCCAGTGGTCGAGGGGTGGGGTGGTCGTGTAGAAGGCACGCCCTAGCCATATGTTACCGTCCCACGTCCTGTCACGGTCACTGTAACCGACGGGACCGGCGAGCGGGTAATTGGTGGGGTCCATCAAGCCGTACTTCTTACCGTTAACGTAATAATCCATCGTCCCTGACGGGTAGTCGAAAACTACCACGAGGTGATTCCACCCGTTCGTTATCCAGCTATCAGTGTCAGCCTTGCACACTTGATTCGATGATCCAGTGTACACTTGGAATCTAGTCGGGACGGTGTCCGGACTACCCGGTGATTCCATCCCGATAGCGTACCCCAGGTAACTAGTACCTGAACCGTGAAGAACGCCCCCCATGATCCCGTTGTACGTCGTGTTGGACGATCCCATGTTGAAGGCGCAAACCGAGATAACGAACGATGACGTTCCCTTCACCACCTCCGGCAAGCGAATCGCCTTACCCCCTTCGATCAAGTCAAGACACGGGCTGTTATTGAAACCTGCCGTGTAATACTCCATCGTGCCACCTATCGTGGCGGTGGGGTTGTTACCGTTACCGGAGTAATCGTTTATATCACCCCCGAGCGGTAGGTACACCGTTGGATTTAAAGCTTGAATGATTCCTGATCCAGCCACTGGCCATATCTTTTTACCGTTTAACCACGCTTCTTGTAATTTCTTGCCGTTCAAGGCTCCCCCCACGAGCTTTCCTACTTTCCCTAGTTCTATTGCCATGTTATGCGAATTTCAAATACAACCTACCTGTAACCTGTGATGATGTCGCCGGTATCGTGTCAACCACCTGAACCGACGTTACCATGTTAGTTGCCGAAACGGTCTCTATACAGTTACTTAACTTCGTGTACTGGGATGATGACATCAACCCGTTAGACGATGCAGTCGCTAGTCCGTACGTCGTGTTCGTTGACGTTATGGTTATGTTACCAGAAGCGTCACTGGAAACGGAAGTTGCTCCCCCTCCCAACAACCTGATCTGGTTACGGTACGTGTCATCGTCCGTTACCTTGATGTACGGGCTAGTGGTTGCCGAGTTGGCAGCCGTACCCGAAGCGCCGGCGTACAATCTAGTCGTGTAGTGAGTGTTCGTGTCGGTGTCGGTCCAGGGAACGGCCACGTACATCTGCCCGGAAGAGTTCAACTGTACAGCGTAGTTTTTAGCCGCTAGTCCCGTGGCACCGATCTTGACAAGACCGTAAGTTGATGAAGTTGCGGCACTGTAAGTGGTGTTAGTATCAGTCCACGGTACCGCAACGTACATTTGACCGCTAGAATTAAGCTGAACGGCGTAATTCTTTGATGCCAAACCGGTAGCCCCTATCTTCACTAGACCCAGCGTTGACGACGTGGCCTGTGAATAGGTAGTGTTGGTGGTTGGAGGAGTGTAACCTAGGGCCGTCGTCACCATTGACTTCGTGATACTCGTCAAGTATCCTTGAGACGTTACCCATGATTGGGTGGCAGGGGAGGGAAGATTATAAGCATCCCACATTATGTAACCCGTTGAAGATGATTCGTCAGTACCTCTATAATGTACTATATCAGAATTATTAGATAAAAGGAAGGTTTTCATCATACTAGAATAATTACCTACCATTAAGTACCCACCCCCATCCGTTTTATTTACACTAATTGCACTATGAGTTGCAGAATTATGTACATATTTTAATAAATGATTTGTTTGAGAGTAAAATGAGCCTGTTGATACAACATCTCCATTTGCTGTTACGCTACCCAAACGGAAATTATACCACCCTGGAGTAGCATCATACCATTCTAAATATTTGACGGCTCCTGCTGAAGCTTTAGCAGCTTCAGATAAACTTACATTTACATAATTTTCTCCTCCAACCGCAGTTATAACGTTATCAGCAGTAGTAAGAAGTTTTGCATTAGAGCTAGGAGTTCCAAAATAGCACCCATCATTTCCTACAAATAAATATTTAGCAGCAGCATAATTATAAATGTAACTTCCATTACTTGGCATATTACCTATTGCAGCTAATGGATCTCCTGCTCTTTGAATTTGAATGTAAACTTCATTTGCAGCAGCATTTGTATAATTGATTGCTAGAGGATTAGTTGTTGATGTATTAATAGTTAACTTTCCAGTCATCGTCCCCCCCGCCAAAGGCAAGTAACTACCTAGTTTAGTGTTAACCCACGCCGTGTCAGCAAGGAATTTCCATGCTTTTGTGGCACCTGTTGAGGGGGTGTAACTTCTATAAGCCATTCCCGTGCCATCAATATCTCCCGCAAGTTGGAAGGCATAATCTGTTCCCCAGAAATAAGTGAGAAGAGCGCCATCATCTATTACCTGTCTACTTACAGGATCAATACCTGGCATATTTTCAGGACTATTAGCAAATGATGATAGATGCCATACATAATTACCTGTTTTGGTTATATTGATGTCTGATAATCTAAAATCGCTTGTAAATCCAGAATATGATTTAATGGCACCTGATGCGAATATACCGTTAGTAGGTACTTTCGTTGTATCCGAATAATTGGATGATACAAGCAATGAACCAACTTTTAATTTTTTAGCTGTTCCAGCGTTTAACAGACCTATTTCATCATCATTTCCTTCTAGGTGTATTCCAGTATTGCCAAAATAATAATTATTGGCGTAAACGTTGGCTATACTAGCTGAACTAAATGACCACGAAGAATTTCCAAGTGATGAGTTTCCTCCATTAGCCAATGGAGTAGGGGATGTTGGTAGCAGTCCATTAGCAGGAGTCCTTAACCAGCCAATATCTGAACCATCTAATCTTCCAACTGTTGGATACCCATTTGCTGTAATAAATGCAACCACGTTCTCATCTGCGGTCACGACTCTCTTCCAGTTGGATGAATCACCGTACCCAAGGTTATTGGCGGTCCTGAACCACATATATCGAGTACCGTTTTCAACGTTATGATTAATATCAAAAGCGAGTTGGGGGCGGAGAGCGATGTTGTTATAACTTGAATTATAATTACCATCTATTTGTAGAACAGCACCGTACTTCATTCCAGATGGTGAGTTAGTATCACCTCTAAGTTGATGATCATAACCAAATAATATTTTAGGACTGTCTGGCCCTGCAAACACGGTATTAAAATCAACTTTATTTGCAAAAGGAGTGATGGTAACAAACCCATAAGTCCACTTGGAGGAGGTGGGGAGGTACTGCGAGTAGTTTGACTCGTCAAGTATCTTGTAATCAGTTGTTCCCTTGGTGTGTATCAGGTCAACGGCACCACTCCTTATCTTGGTAGTTCCCATCGCACGACCAAGATGTGCTAACTGTGTACTCTCTGACCAAACAAGTGAATTCCCAGACTTGTCATCCAGTGACCATGCTATCGGTACAACCATTTTTGTGCCGTAGAACCTGTACTGTGATTCTTCATACGATAAATCACCAACACCCATCCAGACGAACGCATCTCCTGCATTATGGTATCCCCCCACCATGACTTTGGTTGATTGGTCGCTATTATTTTCCCACGTGATATTTCTCGCCCATTCCCCCGTTTCAGATAAATTCACCAGTATCGATCCAGAGCTTGTAACCTTAAGAGGACCCACGTTAAACTGTCCAGCCGTGAAAGTGTTGTTAGCCGTGAAGGTGTTAGCCTCGCTTCTCCTTGCCATGTCTGACACGTCAGGGATGTCAGAGGTGGATGCGGGGGTGGGGAGGTTGCTGGCGTCCCATACCTTATAATTAGTACTATTCTTGGTATGAAATAAATCAGTGTTATCTCCTCTAAGGTAGAGAGGGGTGGAAATTCTTCCGAATATTGATGAGTTAGAAGTTAAAGTAATCGCATCATTTTTACCATCAATCATTGACCATGATTCAGGTACAGTTAGTTTGTTTGTTCCGAATTTATACTGGGAATCATTAACGGAACCATTCCCAACAAGTATCCCGACAAAATTGGTGGTGGGTACGTTATTCTTGGTCGTAGCATTGACACCGAACCGAGCAACCACCACGTCATTGTCGGAAAATTCAAGACTTCGAATCCAACCCGTGGTACCATACGTTGATCTGGTCGCCAAATTTCCAACCGCCGATACATACACTTCGGCTTCCGAACCAGCAACAGAGAACTTACCTCCCACAAATGAATTCGTTCCGGTGAAAGCGTTATTACCTGACTTGGTGGCGGGGTCGGGGAGGTTACGGGTATCATACATGGAGTAAGTAGCACCATTTACATAATGACCAACATTTGTATAATTAGTGTAAATTACACATCCTCCATCTTCATCACCTATGTATACCGAGTTTGTATTTACTTTAGCTATAACTCTTTTAGTATTACCATTAGTATCAAGTGATCTGATGCCAATACCATTATTCATAGTTATATGGCCAGTCATGTTACCACCCGACAACTTCAAGTAGTTCTTGAGAGATTCAGCGGTTCCAGTATTAACGGCGTCTATGGCATCTGACACGGCCTTGACGGTGGGGGCGTAGTTCGTTTCCTTCCCGGTTAACACGCTCTTGAGGTCGGCTTGATACAAGACCTCCGAATCGTCAGAAGAACGTTTGAACGTCACGGCAGAGAAGGGGGTGGTGATGTATGAAGATTCTCCAATATATAATTTAATACTACCATGACCTTGTTTAGTACCAATAGTAAGGTTATCAGATAAGGAATTTAATACACCATTAGATGTCTCTATTTTACCGATAAATTGAAACCCGTTATTAGAACTACTTCTAAATATAGTAAAATTATTATTAGTTGAAAATCTTAAAACACCCGTGTTGGTAATAAATCTAATATACCCGTTACCTTCATTATGGTAATCAATATAATTACTACTAGTTCCAAAATATAATTTAATTCCTTCTGGTACTAAATTGTTAGCTACCAACATCTTGTTGGTAGCATCCCACGAGAGGAACATTCCATCGGTTAGTCTCGCTTGATCAAGAGAGTACAACACCTCGGCATTGTCTGATGCACGATAAAAAGAAGGTGCTTTAACTCCACAAGAAGCGATTATAGTGTTTGGACTCCCCACACTGTGACTATAATACGAGAAATAAGCATTCTTACCCCCTATGATAACATTTTTATCAAGGACGGGACTAATGAATGAAGGTTTTTTTATATCAAGAATAAACTTGTCATTAGAACCACTAGAATCTCCAAGTATTATACCATTCGTGTTAGTTGAAATTAAGGAATACTTGACTTCATCCTGTGGCATACCCGGTAATAACGCCAAGATGGAATCATCGCCACTCATGGATAATCCCAATCCGGCTTCCATAAACTTCATTTTGAGGGTAGCGTCAACGATTTCCGGATCAAATTTGAAATCTAACGATTTGTTATACGGTATCACGTTAGTGGTCTTGAACGTCTTGGTGGCGGCGTCCCACGAGGCGAACATCCCGTCAATCATGTCCCCCACCGGCTGTCTAAGTGCCACGTCGAACATGTTCCCTTCTTTCCCGATCTTGAACATCCCGTCCGACTCGTTGAAGCCGAACATGAAGTTCTGTTCCGTTCCACGATCCACCTCTATACCGGCGAAACCGGCAGTCACGCCAGCACCGGTCTCTCCCTCGTTAATCAGGATCATGTTATCACGCACTTCAACCCTCTCTGCTTGAGTTATGAAAGTGTCTCCCTCTTGAGTGACGTCACCTTTTATAACGAGGTTCTGCACGGTGAAGTTAGCGTAACCTGCGTCTCCCTTGGTGCGGGTAGACAATCCCCCACCTTCCGCTTTCAACATGGCTCCCGTGTTACCGGAGTCTATAACGAACGTCTTGCTCGTGGTACCCGTGTCCGTGTTTTGCTCGTGAGACAACGCCTCTAGCGCTTCAAGCCTGTCGTCCGTTGATCCTGAAAGGTCCGTTATTTGTCGTTGCAAGTCTTCCTCGACGCCGGTGGCTCGCTCGGTCTCGGCGGTTATGGCGTTTTGAAGGTTAGTGTCGGCGGTTTTCATCTCCTGCCGTATCTTCGCCTCTTCCGCCTTTGCCCTGTTCACCTCGGTGGTTATATCAGAGGCGTTATTCGCTATGGCCGTATCGTGATCCTCGTCACGGGCCGTCGACCTTGCCACCTCAGAGTCTATGGCGCTCTTGTTGGCGTTAACGTCCACTCGTAACCCCTTGAGCAAGGTGTCATGCTCGGCGTCTTTAGCCGTGGACCTGTCGATCTCGGCATCCAGCTTGTTGCTCGTGGAATCCACGTCATCACGCAACCCTTCCAGTAGATCGTCATGCTCCTTGTCTTTAGCCACCGACCTGCTGATCTCCTGGTTCAACATCTCGTTGGTGGAGGTGAGGTCTTGACGGAGGTTAGCTATCTGCTCGTCATGTTGCTCGTCCTTTCCAGTGGAACGGTTTATCTCACGACGTAACTCTTCCTCTATCCTCCGGACGTTAACGTACGTGGCGTTCAGGGAGCTAACCAAGTTGGTATTGTCCCACGTGTTAAGAAGATTCATGTCCCCGATAACCTTGAACATCATGTCACCGGTAACGAACTTCTTGCTCCCTTCCTCTATGGGACCGGATAAATTCTTTATTATTAAATCAAACGTGATCGTGTTCGGTCTAGCCTCAAGGTCAGCACCGGCTTGCACCATAAACAAGTCGGAGTCAGCCAGCGTGCTGACCAACTCCATGTCTTGCGTGAACCTTATCTGCTTGACTTCCCCGATCACCGGGATTTCCGGCAATTCCGATGAATCCACGTTCTCAAGGGTAATCTTCTTTGACATCTTTTCTAGTTCTTTCTTGGCCGTCCTTTCGCTTTCGGGGCTTCTTCCACCTCTTCCGCTTGGGAGGGGGCCGGGTTATACGTGTTATACAAATCGTTAAGCTCCTGGTACTCCTTCTCCACCTTTCTCAAGGTATCCGGTTCCAGTAGCCCTTTCTCCGGGTTCTCGACGATCATCTTCATGAATCTATCGAACAACGCCAGCACGGGACCGTTCAGGCCGTTTCCTTCCATCTTCTTGACCACCTCGTCACAGATGAAACTAACCACCATGTGATGCAACTCGTACTCTCTCTGCTCCTGTCCCTTCTTGTTCCATGAAACCGTTCCCTTCTTCTCGTCATGAGTGATCTCGAATTCCTCGTAATCCTTTGGCGACAACCCCAGGGCGAGGGAGGCGGACTGGCACATGACGATCTCTTTCTTCGTTCCGTTTTGAGAGTTAAAAGATTCAACGATGTTATTCATCAACATCATCCGGTCTAAAATAGTCAATTTAATTTTCATTTCAATGTAAATTTAATATATTAATAATAACTAAACTCTTTCTTCAAAAGAAAGCCAGTTTTTAGGCATTTGAGACGCTATCCATTTATTAGAATCAACTTTTATAACAAATACTATATCATGACCGGCAGAAGAAACTCCTTTATAATACAAGTCGTCAACAATGAAATACTCTCCTGAAGACCACGGGGCGTATATCCAGAATTTCTCATCCGCCCATGACATGATAAAAAACCATGATCCTATAGGTAATCTGGATTTTATATCAACGATCTTGTTAGTTCCACCACCATACAAGACAACCATGTTGTTATCAGTTCCAATACTTATTCCTTGTCTATCTGAAGTGAACGAGTGTCTCTGTAAACCGTTAAAAATTAAAGCGGCTCTTCGCGACGCCAATTTAATACCTCCCGGCTCCGTTCTTGTAGCGCCACTAAAATTAGGATCAGGACCTATATCAACCCATCCGTTACCTATCCTGACATCACCATAACCGTTTATACCAGAATAATAAGAATAGGAATTACCACTGTAAGTTACATACCCTTTATTAATATGAATATCTCCTTCTTGGATTCTAATAGCTTGAGGACCTGAATTAACGGAAAAATTCCTAGTTCCACCCGTGATAGACAAGTACATGAAAGTGGTGGTATCAGAACTACCCCTCTGTTTAACTTTACCGTACAACATTGGTCTAATTCCGGCAGAAGATGGGATAACTGATGTTCCGATAGCTATTTGTCTATCCCAGTCGCTATCCGTTGCGTTCCAATTTTCACGATATACAAGACCTCCATTGTACAATTTTGACTTGTAATACGTTTTCCCGTTCTCTGTAACTTGATTGTAAGCCAAACCGTCAGAATCTATGGTAAGGTTGCCTATCTTCCCCCCACTAGCCATAACCGTACCCTCGATGAAGGCGTTCTGGGCGTACAATATACCCGAGTCACTCACGGCGAACGTTACCTTGTCGGCGGGGGGATCGTAGTTGTCAGCCCCGAGCTGGGTGGTGGCGTATTTCAACGCTTCTTTTGCCTTTTCAAAATCTCCCCCGCTATAAAATCTAGGTACACGATTCCTGAACTGTCTTATCGTCCACACGTCACCTTGACCGGGAGCTAGGGTTGAACCACCGTACATTCCACCCGTCTCTACCCAGTCACTGGGTATCTCGTCAGGAACTGAACTACCGCCCCTGAGGGATGGGGAATAACCAACCTTGATGTACGTGGTGGATATTAAACCTCCATCCACTTCCGTCTTCTGTTGCAAGGCGTGCTTGAGGTAGTCTAGGGTCGTCACGTCGTTAAGGTCGTTGTTGATAACTGGAACGTCCTCCGTGTCTATCATCTTGGTACCGGCTGAATCGAAAAAGGCGGAGAAACGAATGTTGGTAGGCCAACCTTTCGTTGAACTTTTCGCCAGCGTGTACGTGTACTTGGTAGCCGCCGAACCACCTGCCGATTTTATAACCGTCCAGTTCTTCATGTAGTCGTAAGATACCGCCACGTACCAGTAGCAAGGGTAATCCGTAACACCAACCCCTCCCTCACCCTTGTGGGCGGTAGCGGTCACGGTGGCAGGACTGGCGCTATCATCACGAATCGAAGCGCTAGAACAATCGGTGGATAGCCAGTAAGCGGTACCGGGTAAACCGTCAGCACCGTCGTTACCGGGGGCGCCGTAAGAACCGTAGGTCCATCCTGAAACGGAGCCGGACTTGTCAACGGTCCTGCTACGCATCCAGGCGTAAGGTTTCGCCACCGTCGTGCTTTGAGGGCCGTCAGTCCAGGAGCTTTCGGCTATATCGGAGTGATCGGTTCGAGATGCACCTATGGAGAACTGGAACTCGGTGTAACCACCGGATTCACCGTCCTTGCCGGGCTGACCTTGCTCTCCAACGACACGCATGGCGTCAGACCAATCGTCACTACCCACCTTCTGTCTCATGTAGATGTCACCCTCCACGAACGGGTAGTGCCAGTTAGACGTCCCGTTAACGGAGAATTGAACGGAGATCGAATCACCCTCCGGTCCACGCTCTCCTTGAGGGACACGGATGACCTTGAACATCTTCTGGATGGAGGGGAAGGCGCTAGTATCGCTTGACACGTTGAAGATAACCGAACCAGTCATGTTCGACCCGGTGAAACCGGTCACCTGTACCTGAACGTATTCAGCGTTATTCGTTCTCGTGAACTTGATACCCGAGTCGGCGGACACGGTAACCGTGGCTTGACTCGTCACGTTCTCGGTCCCGTGGAACACCCGAAGTCTCGTCAGCATGTTGTTACCGTAGTAACCACCGAGACCGTTCGAGTAAGTGTTCGTTGAACCCACCTCGTTGTCAAGGTCTATAACGTAGTTGGACTCTCCAGGGATTCCGGAAACGTCCTGTATCAACACGACCTCGCTGTCGCAGATGTTAACGAAACCTTGATCGAAGTAAAGCTCCGCCCTGAGGTTCGTCCACGACGGGTCGATGTCAACGTCTATGTAAGGTACCTGTGATGTCCACGACTTTATCGTGGTCCAGGTCTTTTGATTATCTTTAGAGTAAGAGGTACGCCAGTAACCGAGAGACCACCCCGTAACCCCGTCGGCTACCGATCCACGCTTGGCCGTGAAACGCACTCTAGGGGGATTAGGAGACCCGTTCAGCATGTTGATGAACCTGGTGTCCGGGACGATCCAGTAAGAGGCTCCTGATGGGCCTGTAAGCACGACAGGCGTGCTCCACCCGTCAGCCGGAACTTCCGTGGCGGGAGGTTCAACCGTTCCCTTTCTCATCCACAGGTACTCGTTACCGCTAGTCGTTGGAGGTCCATCTTGCCAACCGGTGGTGGGAGGTGTCTCGATGGAAGTGTTCTTGGCGAACTGGTATTCCACGTAGGTACCGTCCTGTCCAGCCTCCCCCACGATCCTCATGGGGTCTGACCACGTGATCCCGTCATCCATCTTCTGTCTCATGAACACGTCATCCACACGGAACGGGTAGTGCCAGTTAGATTTTCCATCTTTTGAATACTGTACCTGCAACCCGATACCGTCCTTCCCCCTGTACTCTGACCACTCGTACTCACGGTTGTAGTAAGCGACGTCTATGGTCTGTTCCTCTCCCGGGGGGAACGTGTCCTCTTGCTGGTTCACTTGATTGTAAGAGAACCCTATGTATTTAAGCCCTTCCGCCGAACCGTCGTTGGTCACTTGTGACAGTGACGTGATCGGGTGGGTGGTCGAGAACTTGATCCAGATGAAACGATCACTTCCCGGGGGTCCAGGAACACCCTCCCCCGTGAGCAGCGAGAACTTGTAATCGGCAGGGTTAAGCGGCATTGGAGGGTTAGGCACTTCCTTGTCGTGCGCCAGTCCTATGTAAGTCTTCCCTTCCGGCGTGAGTGATATTCCTGTACCAACCTCGTCATCGGCGTAAACTATCCACACGTAACCGCCGGGGCCACGTTGTCCCTGCTGCCCTTGCTTGTTCTTCGAGATGTTGAACCTCTTCTGCAAGGTGGGGGCGTTTATGGTGTCCGGGTCCATCGTGTTCTTCGGCATGCAGGTGAACAGGATGAAACCGTCATCCTCTTCCATGCCCTTCACCTGGACGGTCTTGCCGTTGTTGGTGGCGAGGTAATCTATCGTGTCCGGGTTGGCCTCGGTGGAGAAGTTGTACTTGGAACTGATGTCCTTCCCCCCCTTCGTCACCATGGCGGTCGTCTTGGCGTTATCGCCCCAGTAACCACCGCTACCGTCCGGCTGGGTGGAAACTATGCAGACGTCGTTATCGAGGTCCAGCGAGTAAGCCGCCTCCCCCGGTTCACCTTTTATCTCCTCGGAGCTTAAAGCGCCGTCGAAAGTCTTGCTACAATTGAACGTGAGGTCCATCGTCACGCCAGCTCCCTCGAAGTTAACCGTCATGACCACGGACGCCATGTCCTGGAACATGTCGAGTATGTACATCTCCCCTCCCGACTGCGTGAGGGCGGCGGTACAACCGGACACCTTCTTTATGGATAGCTTGTACTGTCCCTTGCCCGGGTTAGGGTTGGGGGATAGTAAAGTGGTACCGGCGTAAGCGACAACACCGGTCTTGGCACGACCGTTCTCGCCGAGCTGGCCATCCTTGATCTGACCGTTGTAATCGGAAGCTATACCCACGTACGGGTTATCGAGAACGGCGATGTAACCACCCGCCCCGTTGATACCGTCAGATACCTTGATAAGCGAGGCGACGTCGGAATATTTCTCCCCGTCCAGTTCAACCTCGTACATGACTGATAGGGTACTCTTGTTCGCCCACCACTCCTTGTCGGGGGTGATGACGAGTATCTTCTGGCTCTCGCCCTCTATCTCCTTGAAACCGTCACTGGTAAGGTAGTACCACCTGCGGTAACCACCGAGGTCGGAGTTGAAGTTGTTCTCCGACACCCGTATCGTGATCTCGTTCGGGGTGGTGTTACCGTCCTTGTCGGTTATGAAGGCGGGGGAGGGGTCTGGCATGATGTCAACGCTCTTGGACACCGCCTTGTTTATATCGTTAACCAGCTTGTCGTACTCGGCGAAGTTGTCGAGACCGGTACAGCCGGGACCTATCATGATGTTCTCGAAACGACCGTTCTGCACGAATATACCTGCGGCGGCGGCGTCTAGCGGGTCTCTCCCGAACACCCCCACCCGTTTACCCGTGAGGTCGTACGAGTTGATACCCATGTATATGGATATGGCGGGAGCCTGGTCAGAGGCTGCATCCAGCATGATGGCGGATTGTCTCGGCTTGTTCTTGTCGTCCCTGTGACCGAACAACACGATCTCGTCACCGGCCTCCGGGACGTCACCGTTACCGTCTTGATCGGTCTTCGATAATATACAGTAATCGGCGCCAACGGCTATAACAAGACGCCAGTAGTACTTCTGGTACTCTAGCGTGAACTTCTGGCATCTAGCCTGGTCGTAAACGATGAACGTGTTAAGTTCACCATCCTCGGCGTAACACTTGTAACCTTGATCCAGCTCTTCAACCTTCCCGATCTTCATGTTGGTGGGGGTGATGATAACCTGACCGGCCTGTGCCGTCAGTTGCTGTATCACGAGGTTAACGAACGTGGCCTTCTTCCGTATGTAAGCGTAGTCAACTTCAAGGTGAGAGTTACCGGTCTCGTCGTTCCATAACGATCCACCGGCGATCCCTTGCTGCCACCCGGGGGTGTCGTAATGAGTCGCTACAAGTCTCGTGAAAGCGCCGGCGTAGAGGTCAATCCATATCTCCGCCTCCGGGTTCTTGAGGTCCTCTGCACGTATGTAAGTCTTTAGACCGTCACGGAATATCCTGAATATAAGATCGTTAATCGTGATAGATTCACCAACCTTGAGCCACTTCGAAACCGTCAACGTGTTGAATATGGGATCGGTTGACGGGTTACCGCTACCTTCCCCCACTCCCAGCAACTTGCCTAGAGTCTCTAGCGTTATGGTTTCGGGGTCACCACCGAGGTTGTCGGCCCTCTGCGTCATCAGGAAGTCAGCCAGTGACGGGGAGGGGTTCTCTTTCATCCCCGTGGGGAACTTTATGGAGTTGGGAAGCGCCCTTGAGCTGGCTCCCAACAGTATCTCTTTCTTCTCGTCGCTCATGTCAAACTACTTTTTAGGCTTGCCGCCACATCCTTTGCGTTTTTTGCTTTTCATGGTGATTATCTTTAATACTTAGGCAAATATATAAAAAATATTTTGATTCTAAGAATAAAATACTCACCTTTGTATCATCACGTGGACGATCTCCAAGAACAGATATTTAACACCGCACGGGCTACCGCCCATTTCACGCTACAATGACTTAACCTTCTACTAAATTCCCTCGTCCACGTGATTTTTTTTTTGCCTTCACGCTTTGTTTTCTAGAAACTTCACCGTATATTTGCATTGCTATGCAGTAGTGGATAGATTAGGAGATCAAAAACTATGACAAGCAACATTAAATTTTTGCGTTCTACGAATTTATTAGATAAAAAAATTAACCTGTGGCACACGGGACTTGTACGTGGAGGTTCCAACTATGGATGACCGTCAAGAAATTGACCTAAAAAGTAGCGTTCCGGTGAAGCGTAAATACATGAAAATGTAAGTGCCTTTGAAGAGCTTATCCTTGACTTTCTGATCTCCAATCAACACTAGTCCGGTCAAGGATTTCTCTTTTTATAGAGATTCCCACGACAAGAGGTATATAGCGGCAGTTGAAGACAGAGCGACCTGTCGCCCCGGTTGACACCCGAAAACGCTCACCAAGGCTAGAGTGCCTGGAATATAAACTGTTCATGCATAAGGTTCCAAGAAATCTCGCAACGTCTGTCCGACTTGACGACGAGTAACCCATGCCGCAAGGTACAAGGTGGAGGTCATGGACCACCAACGGGCCGAATCGCTCCTGACAAGGAATCCATAGCATAGGTTGTGGAGGGGAGACAGGATGCTTGCATGGAGAGGGAGTGGGAGTCACTCGAACGATAACGTTCCCGCCCACCCTTGCGTATTCTTCTTGTTATTTAATGCTCACCGTGGAGGTCTCCTCCCATCTACTACACTATATACTTCATGTATATCACTTGTAAAGTTCATCTAGTTGTAGTATATTAGTAACATTTATATTACTAATAACCTAATAATATATAGTAAATATATTCTAGGTGATGCCCTATCAAGAAAGCGGTGAGTGTTAGCTAGCATGGGGAAGAAAAAGTCGGGAGTATGTCCTTACATGAAATGGATAGACAGAGAATAGAAACGGTGTTCAAGATGGAGAAGGTCAAGCAAGATAGCAAGGCAGCGAGGCTGAAAAGGATGGTGAGGTTCAAGAGAGAGATACTCCCCTCCCTCGACGCTTACGGTGTTAGAGCCTTCAATCGTTCCACCATGTTCAAGTTCGTTGACGATAGGTGGGGGGAGATAGACGTTTACCCGATGGCAGACAAACTGTTCGTGATAGAGGACCACGAGTGGGTGAGGGGGGCAAGGAAATGGATAATTAAAAATATATTCTTGGAATGATAGAAATAGAAGGACCTTTCGGGAGTGGGTTGGTAATACCTCCCCTCCCCGTGTTAACAGAAAAATTAAAATAACTATGGCAACGGGAGAAGAAGTGATAAACTACCTGCACGGTGCTTACATCAGGCACCTTGAAAGGGAGAGGTTAAAAACGAAAATCCAGATTGATAACGAGAGGTTGTGCAACATGATAACTTGCTGTCCAAGACCCTCCGACCCGATAGAGGCTTTCTTCGAGGACAGGGATAGATTTTATAGCTGTAAACAACATCCAAGTATTGACAGGGAAGAGCTTGATGTTGACGATTAAATTATTATATTTGCATCGTCTTTGCTTTGAATTATAGTAAGTGAATTGTCCCCCTCGTGCCACCGGTACTGGAGGGGGAAATTTTAAAGGTTTTCATGTAGGATTAATAATAGTTGCTTGTTGGGGTGGGGTTTTGGTTATTTTCCCCACCTCTTCTATTTCAAGGTTATTATGGAAAATTACGACGTTTACACCAGCACCACCAACAGGGAATACAAGGAACAGGCCGAGAAAGCCATGAAGAAGTATTACGACACTTTCGATGAAATAGAAACCGTGAGGGTATCCCCACGGCTTCAATATGTAAAGAAACGGCTTAAACAGAAAAGAACGTCAGGAGGCGGGGGTGGTAGTGACCGTGATGGTGATAGATGAATTGTCAGACAGCTTGCAAGTACCACCGGTCACCTTCCCGTCAGCGTCAGTAGTCAAGCTAATAGCGGTGACCGATTTACCGTCAGCGCCTTTAGCACCAGTAGCTCCCTTCGCTCCCGTGTCTCCCTTGTCTCCTTTCGCCCCGGCAGGACCAGTAGCACCGGTGGCTCCTTTATCTCCTTTTTCACCCTTCAACTCGCCTGATTCAAGTTTCGCTTGAAAGTTATCACCGTCATCGAAAACCACGGATGCGGCGGGGACGGAGTAAACGAACGTCTCTTCCTCGGTCAGGTAACAACCTTGAGTTACCTCCGTTCCTGAAACGATGTCAACGAAAATATCACCACTCCCCGGGATCACGAATTCCAGTAAAACGTCAGTACGATCTGGAGTCACCTTCTTGTACAACACCGGATCGTAATTCTTGGGATAAAAATATATCATCACGTCAGAGTTATCCACCCTATCAAGGAAGACGTGAACCTTCCCGCTAGCCTGGAACGAGACCTTGTACTTCTTGTCGTCGGTCTCCTTGAATTTTAAAACGTTTGTTGCCATATAATACATGTATTTAATTGTACACCAAATATATGAAAATTATATTGAAATAGAAAACCCCACCCCGTGGATGGGGAGGGGAAATCTACATGTCTAAAAAGAAATAAATCAAAAAGTACGAAAACAAACAATGAAGTTATTGATTATCAATTAGTTAGCTAAAAAGGTAAATCTGATTCATCTTCTTGTTGGGGGAAATTATCTATACCTCCTTGTTGCTGTTGAACCGGCTGGGGTTGAGGGGCCGAAGGTTGCTGGCTGAAATCCTGTCTAGCTTGAGCGAACTGCCCCTGGTCTTGCAGGTAGGCGGGGTTCTTCCCCACGATCTTGACGTTCCAACCGGTACACGACGTGAAGTAACGAACGACACCGTCTTTCTCCCACCGTCTCGATTCAACGTCGAATCCAACCTCCACGGTGTCACCTATATTTAATTGCACGAGGGAATCGATACGGTCGTTCAGGAACTGGATGACAACGTCATGGTCCCACCGCCCGTCGTTCCACGTGAATAATACCTCTTGTTTTCTCAATTTCTCGCTCACCTGTTGTGGCTGGAAGATGTCTTTAACTTTAAATTCTTTATTCATATCAGTCAGATTTTTTGTTTCGACAAAAATAGGAAAAAACTTTGACGTTTACAACTATTTTTTATATATTTGTTCCGTTAAATATTAAATTTTTATCGACATGGGAATTGAAATAGAAGAGATGGCGTTACTGATGTCCATACCCGAGGTGAGGGAGGCCACGGACGCCGAGAAGATAGACGACATCAACATAAGGAGGTTGTCTAGCCTGATGAAGAAGAGTGACGACGTGTTCCTCGGGGGCATGTTGAAGGACGAGAAGGTGAGCGGTAGCGTAGTCCTGGTGTTGTGGGTGGTGAAACAGGAGATAGAGGAATACTTGATCGAGAACAAGGTGGAAATGAAGAGCGATGACGAGGTTAAATCGTTGTTCGCGCGTCAATTCACGGACGGTCACCGTTTGAGGATGGTGTTAAGAAACCTGGCGTCAGGCAACACCCTCCCCCTTGCTCACTTGTACCTCAGGCAGGTACTGTTGAAGTACGAGGACTGGGACCTTGACGGTATCTTCAAGAGGTACCAGGGACTCGTGGCTGAAAAGACTGATGATCAATTAATTAACTATTTAAATTAAAAGGTATGGCGATAAGACTTGGAAGACCGACCGTTTATCAACAGGATAGCGATTTCGATTGCTACGCCCCCCGTCACCGTTACAGGATGCAGGATAACGGGAAAATGTACAAGTACGTCTGGAAGAGGGACCTGGGTAACGTCCTTCAAGGGACGATCATAGGTTGCACGATGGGGAAGTACAAGTACCTGATAGACGAGTGCATGAGAAGGCAGTTCAAGATGAACGACAAGCAACTGGGGTTGATTTATTACCTCGTGTGCCTGAACAGGGTGGTGTCCATCGACGATTTCAGGGAATTACCATACATGTACGGGAGGGACGGGTCAATAAAGATGGTGAGATGGTTCGTGGCTAACGGCCTGATGACGATGTTCGGGGGTGGGGGTGGATCGAGACACCTCAAGAAGACTTACGAGTTAACCGTCAAGTGCCGGAACATCTATCGCAAGTACATGCACTACTGCATGTTAATAGAGAAGATGCCCACTTTCTCTAGCGACATGGGGGAGGACTGGATGAAGTCCATACCCGCTAACCAGAGGCGAGGCATGAAGACTTACGTTAACTGGTCGGCGTCCGTGAAGAGGTTTAACAAGGAGGTGGACGAGAACATGGCAAGGCTCAAGGCGGAAGTTGAACTTGAAAAGAAGGAAGGGGGGGAGGAATGATAACTTACTTGACACTGGCGATAGCTGTTTGCACGCTAGTACTGGTACTGTTCATGTCTTTTGACGTGTTACGGAACAGGTCAGTCGTTGACAAGACGAGGGAAGACATCGAGATGATAAAGAAGAGAATCAACGAGAGCGTTAAAGATATGAAGCATCCAGTGGCATACACGGTGGAAAACTACGTGATCATCCCGAAAACTCACCTTGACGAGTACAACAACACTTGCACGAGAGTTGAAATACAAGCGAGGGGAATCCAGTTCTCCGGTAACGGGAAGGATTTCGAGGAAGTACCCTCCATCACCCACGTGAAGGTGGGGGAGGAGATTATAAGCAGGAAAGAGGAAAAGTATTACTAACTATTTAATATTCAAGGCAATGATAAAAGCGACTATTGAAATTGACAACGGCACTCACGTGGTGCTATTACAGGATGAAGAGGGTAACAAGATGGTAACGTCCGTCCTCCCCCTCCTCGACATGATAAAGTCAGGGAAGGATATACTGGTGGAAGGGGATAACGTGGTGGCGGGGAAGGTTAAAGATTACATCATCAACCTTAAAGAGAACCTGGATATACTGGAAGACATCAAGGAGATGGTGGGGAAGGAGCCGCCACCCCGAGTGAAGCGTTAACCGGGTTACTCGAGTACATCAAGGACCACAAGATACCCGTTGAAGAGTTGAATAAACTAGGTATATACAGTAACACTACAACGATAGGAAATAACGGGAAGTATTCCATGATAAACGTGCAGGTGGCAGTCAGGTTTGAAGATATAGCGATGCAGGGAGGGGAGGAAGAAGGCCCCACCCTCGACGTGCTGTTCGTGTTCTTCAACGTGAAGGATATTAACGGTGAACTGGTACCACACTTCATGATACCATCGTTAAACAATGACAACGCTTACATCATGGAAGAAGGACACGACGATCCAGTATCGCTAGTCAAGAAAGCACTGGGAGATTACAAGCTATCAGAAGGAGACATGGAATACCTCGGGTGGGAGGGAGACACTCCCCCTAACCTGACTAGAGATGATATAAACGAGATGGTAAAAATAGACGATTGCTGGGTATCAGTAACACGAAAAGTACCTAGAAAATTGATAGTACGTGAATAGCATTTTATCAATCTATATTTAAACACCACCCCCTCCAACCCAACTATAATTAACAGTGACCAATTCAACAACAAGGGAAGGAGGGGGTTTCCTTTACCCCACCACCAAACCAGTTAACATTATTTATAGTCAAAAATTTGTTTTTCTCGCACGTATATAATATATTATATATATACTATA